TATTTTGCTAAAATTCAATATGTTAGGCGGCGTGCCACGTGTTTACGTAGGTACTCCGCCTAATTTGCATAAGGGAAAAATGTTCATTTTTCACGCTTTATGCACCCTTTTGAATAGTAAAACTTACCAAAACTTACAATACGTGTGCAAAGGAGTACTTACCATCAACTTACCAAATACAACAAACGATTATGGCAATATTTAAGGCAGTAGTCAGAAGACCACGCAAAGATGGATTCTGGCAGGTATATATCAGAGTAGGCGTAGGCGTAAAGGTCGGATATATTACAACTGGCAAGTATGTAACAAGTAAGGGACTTAGTAAGACGAACGAAATTACCGACCCGTATGTGTTGCAATATTGTTCAAGTCTGATCATTGAGTATAATGATAGGCTTAACAGAGTAAACACATCAAGATGGACAGTGAAGCAAGTGGTTGACTTTTTACGCACAATGGACTCTGACTTATGTTTCAGCGAGTACGCACGTAAGCACATTGACAGAATGGTTGACCGAGGGCAGCAACGCAATGCACGCAACTACGAACTTGCCTTACAACATCTTGAACGTTTTGCGGGCACAACCAAAGTCATGTTCTCTGAACTTACTTCTTTGTTTATTAATCAATGGATAAAATCTCTTGAAACAACAAAGCGGGCAAAGGAAATGTACCCTATTTGCATTCGTCAAGTGTATAAAGCTGCTCTTGTAGAATACAATGACTACGATAACAATCTCATCAGAATTAAATCCAATCCTTGGATGAGCGTTGAAATACCAAAGGCAGATAGACCAGAGAAACTCGCTATTACTCCCGAAGCATGTAGAGAGTTTTTCTTTTTCCCTCTTCCCGAGAGCAAGATGGCGCACCCACTTGAAGAGTTAGGACGTGACGTTGCTATGATAGTTATCTGCTTGGCAGGAATTAACACTGTAGATTTATTCCACATGAAGAAGTCTGATTATTACGATGGCATTCTTCACTATCAGAGGGCAAAGACAAAGATGTTTCGCACTGATGGTGCTTATATGGAAATGCGTGTTCCAGCTATTTTGCAGCCTTTATTTGAGAAATACAAAAGCACTGACGAGGATGATGAACATCTTTTTTGTTTTGCAAAACGGCATACGACATCTGATAGCTTCAGCGCAAATGTAAACATTGGTATTCGACACCTTTGTGAGGCTATGGGAATTGATAAAGATAACGATTATTCTGTTTATACCTTCCGTCACACTTGGGGAACTATAGCACAGAATGACTGTAACGCAAGTATTGAAGAAGTTGCATTTGCAATGAATCATAGTAGCGCTCATAAGGTAACACGAGGCTACATCAAGACAGATTACTCGCCTGCATGGGAACTCAACGAAAAGGTTATTGATTTTATTTTCTTCTCTGATAAACCGTCAAGACGTGAGCAGAAACCAAAAGAAGAACGTTTTAAACTATCATACCGTTACCAAGTACATGGAGAAGCATTTTTTCAAGGACGTAAGTTAGCTGAGATAACTGATGTCGGTTTTAACAACGTTGACGAAGTAATTGCAAAACTTGTAGCACAACTTCCTGACGACATTCCCAATCGCTCAATGGTTATTTTCAAAATTGAGAACCAAGACAAGAAACAATCTGTTGTTTACGAACGGATGAAAGGCAAAGGTTTCTAATTCACTTTTCAACCTACAGAAGGACTTTCTTTTGTAGGTTTTCTTTTTTATTTTCATTAACAAAACGAATATGTCCCTCGCGTACGTATACGCGCGCGGTAGATGTATATTATTTATTTTACTTTACTTTGTGCACTTTTTTCCGAAGAAATACGTTCTAAGTGGGATTTTTTTCCGAAGAAATGTGTTTCAAGTGGGATTTCTTCCGAAGAAATGTGTTTCAAGTGGGATTTCTTCCGAAGAAATAAATTAACGTTCGTTTACAATAACTCTTTTGACTACAAAAAACATATTCCCGACGCCAAGAAAATGATATAACTACGACATATAGGGAGCATTATAAATAACAAAAAAAACACCAAAGTGCGACATATAGGGAGTGTTTTGTAAATACTTGTAATTAAATTAATTATAAAGAAAAAAAGGAGCATCCTCACGGACACTCCTTACTCACTTTTATAACAAACAATTCATTAAAAATGGACTAACAAAAATACTAAAGTAGTCGGTTGTAGTATTTTTATGGGTTGGAAAGCTTGAGCAGTTTATCCTCGATGGTAATCTTCCTTTCGGTTGTCATGTCGAGTGATACGGTTTGTGGCTTCGAGACCAGAAACTCGCAGAGTTTTATAAAGACTTTCACTCTATCGGCCGGTTCTAACTGCGCCAAGTCTTTCATTACCTGACTTTGCATTCCCTCGGCAATATCATTGATAACCTTACGCGTTATCTGTGTAGTTTTATTGGGAGTCCCTTTCTTGCGCCCTCCATACTTGGGCTGTCCAGCTGGTCGTCCTACTTTTCTTTTCTCTGTACTCATATCTTCGTCATGATTAAAAGTTAAACCTATGATGCAAAGATAATTACTTATTTTCGCACCGTATAGTATAACTTTTAATAGACAACGCAATATGGGATTAATCGGAGCAGCAATTGGTGCCGCTGGTAGTATTTTTGGAGGTATCAGTGCATCAAAAGCAATGAGGAAGATGAAAGCCAATGTAGAGGAGCAGAAAAAAGCAAATCAAGATTGGTACGATAGGCGATATAATGAGGACGCAACACAGCGTGCTGATGCGCAGCATATTCTTACATTGACACAGGAGAATATCAAGAACCGTAATAAGGCAGCAGCAGGAGCGCAAGCAGTAATGGGTGGAACTGACGAGAGTACGGCAGCTGCCAAAGAAGCCAACAATAAGGCTCTTGCTGATGCTACTGCAACGATAGCCGTTAATGGAGAGCAGCGCAAAGATGCTATCGAAGGACAGTATAGGGAGCGTGATGCAGCACTAAATGAACAGTTGAACCAAATCGAAAAAGGAAAAGCAGAAGCAATTGGGCAAGCAGTACAAGGTGTTACTGGTGCTGCTGGTAGTATGGATTTTGGCAGTGTGAAAATTGGAAAACAGACAATAGGGTTATAATATGAGCAGTTCTCTGAATGATATTTTAGGAAGCAAGCCTGCTGCCAATACGCAATCACCGCCACAGCCTGCAAGTCCAGCTAAAGGAATGAAAACGGAAACGGCTGTGAGTGCAGCAGGTGTGGCGCAGCAGCAGGCTGAGAATGCTCACTTGAGGGAAAATGGAGCTGTGCCGACAACTCAGGCTGGAAATATTAGCGGTAACAACACCGCCCCCTCTGTTTCAATTCCTATTGCCCCGAGCATTGAACAGAGTGTTGCTGCAAAAGGAGAGGAGAAAATGATCCCTGCAGCAGCACCTATCCGTATGTCTTATGTTGATATGTTTACAAAGCTCAATCCGTATCAACCTCCGACACAAGAAGAATTAGAGAATGAACGAAAGAAGGAGAAGCGTGAGAAAGTCTTCTCTGCTATTAGTGACGGCATATCTGCACTATCTAACCTTTATTTCACGACAAAGTATGCCCCTAATATGTATAGGCACGAGAACTCACAATCTGCTAAGACGGAAAACAAGTGGGAAAAGTTGCGTGCAAACAGAGATGCGCAGCAAAATGCGTATATCAGAAATCTTATGGCAGCAAGGCAGGCAGACGACGAAAGAAAGGATAAAGATAGAAATTGGATGCGCCAGCTTGGTATAGATATGTATAATCAGGAGAAAGACGCAGCAGAATTCCAATATAAGAAAGATCGTGATGCAACTAAGGATGATCAATGGAAACAAGATTATGATCAAAGGGATAGGCATTTTACTAAGACCATAGAACACAAAGAAAAGGTCTTGGAGGAAGATATTCGTTCACACAAGGCAAACGAGAGACTGCAAGGCGCAAAGGTAGCCGAAACTGGCCGTCATAACAGAGTAAGTGAAGCACAAGGCGCTGCACGAATTAGTCAAGCAGAAAGCCATTTTAGAGCAACGCACAATGCTGATGGCACGACAAAAGGTTCTGCGAAAGACAACGGTTACCACCTCACTATAGGCGGAAAGACTTATACGTATGAAACAGAAAATGATTACAACAAGGCTGTAGTAAGAGAAGCGAGGAAGCGTGGCATTAGTCTGACGTGGGGAACATCTAAGAACAAGTATACTGGTGAGCAAACTGGAACTCCGAAGCTCCGCACGATAGTTGGACTGGCAAGTGAACTTGAAGAGAAGTTCGGCGGAAAACCTAATCAAGCTGCATCTAAATCAACTTCGTCTGGAGGATTCAATGTGAACAGTTATCGTCGTGGTGCAAAGAAACCTGTAAAGAAAACAACATCATCGACGAATAGACCACCATTAAATTAATGAATTATGCCTAACAAGATAACATACACAATTAAAACTGCTGATGGCAAAGAGCATCAGGTGTCTAAGGAAAATATCGATAAGTATGGTATTCAATCATATGCGTCTGCATACAAAGGTGCTACAATTCGTATGCGTGATTCCCAGAAGGGCGATTATGATATACCTTTACAGCATTTCGACCAAGCAAGAAAGCAAGGTCTTCATGCTTTCTCTATTGAGCATACCCCTATTCAGAAGCAGGCTGCACCAAAACCAACTGTACCTACACCTACGCAAACTATAAGTCCTAGACAGAGTACACCACAAGGCCGTAAGCCTCTTCTATCAGATTCATTTGGAAAGACATCGTACAGCTTAAAACCACAGCCCGTAGGTTATAATCTTTCAGAAGAGCATCGCAAGGAAGTTCTTGGAGAGCAGGCTAAGCGTAGTACCAATCCGACAAATCCACACGTACAACGTGCCGTCCAATTAGGTAATAAAGCTAAAGCAAAGCGTGTGGGGCGTGAGCAGAAGCGTTTTGGTAAACCAACAATCGTTAGAGCTTTTGATGATGCCGTACATGGTGATAAGAAAGCTGCAAAGGAGTTGGGTATGCCGCAGGTTATGCAACAGAAGAAAGACGAGATTGATTACATGCAGGCAACAGGGAAAGAATTACGCAACCCTGTTGACGCTGGATTGACATACGATGAAAATGGAGATATAGTTCATTCCATGTTTGCTCCAACGGTAGCACGTGACGAACATGGAAACATCGTTACAAATGATGCAGGAGAGCCACTTGTCGGGGTTTCGTCAGATGAAGCACGTGCAAAAGCATACGGAGATAGTGTACAGACAGGTATCGAGGCGCAACGTGAAAAAGATAAGGTTGATAATCTCTACAAAGATGCTGTTGAGAGTGTAAATGATGCCTTTGACGAGGATTACAAAAAGAAAGAGGCTTTCAGAAAGGAACATCCGTTCTTGGGCGCAGTCAGTGATGCGCTTGAGGGATTTAGCAATCGAGGGAATGCTCTTCAGTATGTTCCAGAAGGTGCTAAGCCAGGGCTTTCCGCCCTTAGTATGATGACAAAGGCTGCACAAATGAAAGAAAACGCAGATAGATATGGAGACGCTGGTACTCTAAGCCGTCTTTATGGTGGCATCATGGCAGGCTTGACAGATGTAAGTACATACGATTTTGGAATAACAGACACATTCAACGCAGCTAATCTTTATCGTGCAGCAAAGAACTATGAAGAAGGTAAAGCCACCGCTAAAGACAAGATGCTTCTTGATGCAGCAGCTATTGCCAATAACGTCCAATCAGAAGCTTCTGATAAACTTGGCGGTGCATTTGGAGCAGGACAGAATCTTGTCGGTACTATTGGGTTCATGGCACAAATGGCTACAAATCCAGCCTCTGGGGTAGGCAAAGAAGCTGCTGCAAGTGTTGCTAAGACTATAGCAAAAAGAGCATTGCAGAAGTTTGGAAATAGGGCAATAGCAAAAGCCATCACAGGACTTGCTAAGGGGGCTACACGTGTGGGAATGGATGCTGTGGAAGCAGGTGTTGTTACAGGTATGTATAGTCCAACAAAGATTGTAGGCGACTATCTCAATCGAAAAACAGGTGATGTGCAGTCGGATGGTAAGGGCGGTTACATCTTCCAAAACAAGGAATATAGTGATGTAAAGGCACTCGCTAAGGCTATCAATGGTCAGTACGCTGAGAATATCTCTGAAATGTGGGGCGAATATCTACCTGGAGTGGGTAAAGTAAATGCAGCGATTGGTCGTGGTGCACGTAAGATTGGTTTAGGAAAGGTCGTTGATGCTTTTGAACACATGAGTTCATCTAATTGGGCAAAGACATGGAAAAATTTCCAAGAGAGAACCAAGTGGAACGGAATGGCTGGAGAGTATTTCGAGGAAGTTGCAAATAATCTTTACAATGCTGTTACCAATGGAGATATGACACTTGACACAGACCCACACACTGGAGTGTTCAATCCAAAGATTAATCTTGATACGTTCTATAGTGTAGCTCTGATGAGTGGTATAATGAGTGGAGTTAACACAGCAGGATATGCAAGAGAACGATACAAGGCACCACATGAACAGCGCAAAGCTGATGCACAAGCACGTGCTGTCTTTGGTGAGCGTTGGAATGAATACAAGGACGCTATTGATAACGCTGATGAAAAGCAGATAGGTAGTGTAATGGAAAAAATTGGCAATGATAAGTCTTTGTCAAACTCTCAGAAGATTGCAGCCTTACAATATCAATATCGTACAGCTGTTGTACATGGTGTTAACGCACAAGATACAAAGAATAAACTGGAGGGTCAGTTTAACGCAATGGATGAAGCCTATGGTATGGGCTACAACTTACAGGATGAAAAGGAACTCAATAATACAGCTATTCTTTATGACGAGGCGAAGAAGCAAGCGACAAAAGCGACTGGATGGGATGAAGATGCGCTTGACCGCATGATAGGTGAAGATGGTGGTGTGTCAACTTTAGCCTATATGAAGCGTAGTGATGAGTTTAACGACGAACAGTTACAGGCATTTACCGACTATGCCAATGCACGTGCAGCCTATAATGGTATGATTCAGCGTGTGAAAGATGATATTGATACAAGGGTACATGAAAGTAACCTTGAGGTAGAGCAGCGTACAAACCTTGATACTGGTGCTATTCATCCTGCAACGATGAAAGTGGATGATAGACAAGTGTATATTGTCAATGGTAACGTTGTAATGCTCCCCGATGGTAGTGGTGTTGATCATGAACATTCTGATGACTTTGTTGTATTGCGTGATGCCAAGACAGGAGAACTTGAAACGGCAGACCCTTCTGCAATCTTCAAGGTGGATACGCCTATTAATGCGCTAGAGGAAAAAGAGACTGCAGCGGATAATATTCGACAGACAGTTGCACAGCAGCAGGCAGACAAGATCGACGGCAAATTAGAGTTCAAGCAAGGTGACACCTATCCAATTATTGACAAAGAAGACGGCACGCAACACTCTTTGACTATAATTGGTGATGCAATAGACGAAAAGACAGGACAGGTTAATCCAGAAATGGTGCTTGTTGATATTGATGGGGCTCAGCAGCCTATCCTATTGCCAAAAGAACAAGTACAGCAGCAGGTTGATGAGGCACGTCGAGCAGCCGTTGCAGCAACACAGGTTGTAGAGAATGTACCAACTAACAACACTAACAATACTTACAATATAAACGATGAGGTTGCACTCTCTGATGAGAATGGAAATACTGTTCGTGGAAGTATAACAGCCCCTGAGAATGAAGATGGTAAGTTTGAAGTCTACACAGAGCAGCCTATTAATGGTAAGAAAGTAAATCTGTTCAGCGCAGAAGAACTTGATGCACTCAATCCTGAAGCCCAAACAACGGAGGAAATACCACGGGCATCCAACAATGACTTTGAGAGCGCACCAGCACAAACCGAAAGTGTAGTAAATTTACCACAAAACGCTGAAACAATCAGTGAAGCACGTGTAGAAAGTGCGGAAAATTCTCAGCAATCCCTATCAGCCTTTGAGCGTATTCCAAAGGACGAGCAAGGACAGCCTATATATGAACAGGCAGAACCTGAAACAGCATGGGATGCTATTGTAGAGCAGACTGGAGGCGATGAAGCAATGGCGCAGACGGTTGCCGATGATATGGTAGCCGACATGGAGGCTGCCGTTAAAAAGGCTGAGAAAACCAAAACAAAGGGCGGTACTACCATTGCAGAGAAAATTGCAGCGGAGAAAGAACGCAGTGCTGCCATAGAACAGGCGAAGCAAACTCTTGCACATTGGAAGAAGATTGCATCAACCAATCGTATGCGTCAAGCTGCTATTCATGCAGAAGTGAACCGTAAAGCGGAAGAAGCTGCACGTCTTCGCAAGGAGCAGGAGGATAAGGAGCGTGCAGAGCGTGAGGAAGCTGAGCGACAGAAGCGTGAAGCATTGAACGGTGTTCCTGATTTTGTGGAAGACAAGGCGAGTGATGCACGTGCAAGAGGTTACAGACGTGTAAACGGTGATAAGGTGGACAGACAAGAGCCACTTGCAGCTGTACAAGGAAAAGATGTGCAGGTAAAGTTCGATGATAAGAATATTCCATCTGGACATGTAGCACTTATTGACGCTGATGAATTACAGCCAAGCCATAAGAACGGGCAGCGCAACCCACTACACTTCATTGACGAGGCTCAGCCAAAGGAGCGCAAGGACGATGCAAGTAAGGAGGCAGCACGCAAGATTGCATCAAACATTCGTCCCGAGGAAATAACATCGTCTGTTACTGCATACACAGGTGCGCCAACGGTAAACAGTCGTGGCGAGGTTATTCAGGGTAATAACAGAAGTGCTGCCTTAAAAGAGATGTGGGCAGCATACAAAGACCAGGGTGAGAAATATAAACAGTACTTAATAGACCATGCAGAAGAGTTCGGATTGAACCCTGATGATGTGGCAGCAATGGAAAAGCCTGTGCTTGTCAATATGCTTGATGTGAACGATGATGATGCAATCTCATTGGGTCAATTCGTTGCAAGCGACACTGAAAGCGGAGGTGTAGAACGCATCAAGCCTAAGAATGTGGTGAAGAAATTGGGCGAGAAGATGAAGAATTTTGCAAGTCTTCTTTTACGTTCTACAGATGAAGATATGTCTTTTTCTGAACTCATAGACCGCAACGGCGTTGATGTGTTAAAGTGGATGAACGCCAATGGCTCAATCACTCCTACACAGTATAAGAGTGCATTTGATAGCAAAGGTAACTTGACGGCAGAAGCCAAGAATGACCTTAAAGGCGTAATGTATCAGGGCATCTTCGAGGGTGGCAGCACGCAACTCGAAGAAATGTTCAATGCTTTACCAGCCAAGGCGCAAAAGGCTATCCTTGCGACTGCTTACAGAGACTATGACAATCCGAAAAGTGAGCGAATGGTGGAGGAAATTCAAAACTCTATCATGGCTTATTATGCCCTTTCGCATGATGCACAGTTTATGGCTGCAACAAATCACAAGGATGCTCGAATGGCTGTTGAGGCATGGAAGAGGCAGTATGCTATTGACGATAACACAGGTGAAAGCTATCTTCCTGCGGAGAAATATAGTAACTTTGCGCTGTTGCTTGCTACCATGTATAAGGGCGATAATCAAAGCTTTATACAGGGTACATTCAACAAGATGTACGACCTTATACAAGGCACACAAGAAGAAACTCTGTTCGAGCAACCTGATAATACACCACGCTCGCTTGTGCAGGCAATCAAAGAAACATTAAATATAGAATATAATGGACAACAAAGAAGCAATGTTTTGGCTGGCGATAGTTCAGCAAGCCAAGAAGGGAGAACAGGAAGCAATGGAGATGCTACGCCAAGAGGACGAAGTGAGAATATCGATAGGGCAGAAGCCAATCAAGGAGGAACTGAAGGAGATAGCACAGCAGAGCCTCAACCTATAGGGCATGGAGAATTTGGTCCTATATATGACCAATTCAAAGGCAAGGCTAATGAAGCTGTAGAATTTTTGCTAAGAAAGAAAAATGGTGAAGCTATTGCTGCTTTACACCACAAGGATATTGGCGATATTGATTTAGTTTGGGGCAAGGCTGGTTCTGCACATAGTGATGGTTTTGGACTTGCTAAACTATCAATGTATCATCCTGAAGTAATTTCTAATTTGCAAGAAATTCTTGATGATATGGTTGTTACTTCACGTACAGATAACCGTGTACAGCTGGAGAGCGAAAAATATCAAGCAACTGTTCGATTAACATGGGATAATGAAAAGAAAACATGGCTACTTACCATGTTTGAAAAGAAAAACAGTGCCCTTAGCAATACTACGGACACTGATAAGACCCATAAGGGCAACGGGAATGACACTGCTACTCCCGAAAGCACTGTTATTTCTGAAAGCAAAGATAAGCAATCTTCTGATACAAAGCAAGAAAATGTAGACAATTATTTAGAAAAGCCTACAAAAAGTGAAGATTTGTTCGCAATGGCTGAACGTGTAGCGGCAGAAGATAAGGCTAAACGTACGCGCAAAAAAGAGGAGGCAAAGGTTGATACCAATCCTACTGAAGCACAGAAAGAGGCTGGTAACTATCGTAAGGGACACATCAAGGTAGACGGTATGGACATTACTATTGAGCAGCCAAAGGGTAGTGTTAGACGTGGAAAAGATATAAACGGAAAGGAATGGGAAACCGAGATGCACAACACTTACGGTTACATTCGTGGGACTGAAAGCGTGGACGGAGATCATATCGACATTTTCCTTTCTGATACTCCTGAGACTGGCAATGTATTCGTCATCGACCAAGTGAACAAAGATGGTTCTTTTGACGAGCATAAGGTAATGTACGGCTTTTCTGACATGGAGAGTGCAAAGAAAGCCTACCTTTCCAACTATGAAGATGGTTGGCAGGGACTGGGCAACATTACAGAGGTTAGCAAAGAAGAGTTTAAAAAGTGGATAGACAGTAGTAAGCGCAAGACCAAGTCTTTTGCAGAATACTCTTCTGTGAAAACAGAGGGTGATGTTAGGGTGGAGCATCCTATTGAGAGCAGCGAGAGAACGAAGCCAGAGACGGCAGAACTCCAGCACTCAACAGAAACATTATCTAACGATACAGAGGCAAAGCGGTTAGCCACAGACACCACCTTGTCAGCCTTAAACAAGGCAGGTATAGAGGTTGTGCGTGCTACTGATGAGCAAGCGCAAGAGTTGCTTGCCAACACCCAAGCAACCTCCCTACGTACCCCACAAGGCACTATTTACGGTTGGACAGTGGATGGCAAGATTTATCTTACAGAAACAGGCATCAACCCTGACACGCCAATCCATGAGTACACGCATTTGTGGGCAGAAGCGATGATGTCAAAGAATAAGAAAGGCTGGAATAGTATAAAAGCGTTATTGAAAGAAACCCCTGTATGGAATGAGGTTGTTGCAGACCCAAACTATTCCAATATTACGAATAATGAAGATGCTATTGCAAGTGAGGTTTTGAGTCGCATCAGTGGCAGAGAGAATGCAGCGAGAATGGAATCAGAAGCACAGAAAGTCATAGATGAAGACAAAGATGTTTTTGAAAAAGCAAAATCTGTAACATTGCTAAACCGAATAAAACGTGCATTGGATATGTTTTGGAAATGGGTAGGCAAAGAACTATTCAAGATAAAGAAATTTGGTTCAATTAACGAGGTGACAGATAGGGTACTATATGACCTTATGCATAGCACAAAACTTAACTCTAATGACAAATCCCTTATAGGTGTACATAACATATCGGAGCAAAAGCTTCGTAAAGTTTTAAAGCAAGGAGGATTTGCTAATCCGTCTATAGCTGTTATTGACACAGATAAGCAGGTACATAATGATTATGGGGAAATCTCTCTCATTTTGCCATCTCGTAAGATTAACAAGTCTACAGGTAAAAATGCAGGAACGTTCGAGGGCGATGCATGGACACCTATGTACCCTGTTGTCGAAAAACAAATAAGTAGCGATGGCAGAATAACGATACATAACGACATCAATGCAGTGCCAAAGGATATGCAGAGTGAAGTCCGTAATGCATTAAATAGATGGTTAGAGAATGGCTCGGACACTGATTTATCATACCTTTACTTATTCCAGCAAGGGAAAGCTCCGCAGATGATTGTCGAAAAGCCAAAATACAGCAATGAAGTTCACAAGACTCTAAACGATATTATGTTTGGCGTTAATAGCGTTTATAATTTATCAAAAAATGAAATAAAGAAACTAGTAGAACTTTACATTCAAACCGAACTTGATGGAAACATTAAAGAATATAATGAAGCAATTCAAAGAAAAATTTCAAAATATGAAGAGCTAATTAAAAGAGGTAAACCTAACTCTTTGCGATATAGAGTTGCAGACAGCTACTTAGAAGATATTGAGAAATATGGATACCCTCTTTCTCCTTTAATCAACTTTGTAAATGATGTGCAGAGAGATAAAATTAAGCAAGGAAGCAAAAATGCACAAAAGACTCTTAACACAGCAAGTCAAATCATAAAAGATGCTGGTCTTGAAAAAGATTTTAAGAACTGGGTAGAGGGTTTAAATAATCGTTACCAAACAAAAGAGGTTATTTTTGACGGCTTTACTCCAACAGGCAAACGTAGATATATCCCTAATACGTTAGAGAATGTATCTAAAATTATGAAAAAACAGGGACGACAAGCCTCTGCAGGGATAAGCATATCATTTTCCAACTTTGCTGCAGCCGTAATGAAAGCAAACGGAAGTCTTGATAATATCAGAAAGAAGAAAAGCAAACTCACAAATGAGCATAAAGATATAGAAGACTTTGATGAAAAATGGAAAGAAGTATATTTCGACTTAGCAATGAAATTACAGCCAAATGCGAATATGTTTGATGATTACGGATTTGCACGCTTACAAGAGGCTGCGAATGAGAAAAACCCGCAAACATACATTAGAAATGTTTATGGGATAACGCTATCAGAAGAAGATGTTCAGAAGTTACAAGACTTGGTGGAAGCTATTCGAGAAGAAAGACCGGCGTTGTATTTTGAAACAAAATTTGAGCGTCCTGTTATTCTCAATGAATTCTCTAAGGCCGTTGTACCAGAAGACCTCTCTGATGATTTGAAAAAGACATTAAGAGATAATGGTGTAGAAGTATTCACATATAAACGAGGAGACGTTGAAGACAGGCAGAGAGTAACAAAGCAGGCAGCCTATAGTAGTAATGATATAGCTTTTCAAGTAATAAATAACAGCAGAGATGGCAACAATACTGATAGATTTACTGACGGACTAAATGCAGTAAATGAGCAGTTCAATAGAGAACTGGCAGGGTTGACAGAGGAGAATGCAGATACTAAGATTTTCAATCTTGGTAGTCCGTCATCAATTCTTCTGTCGGCAGGTGTCGAAGATAAGCCGATGAAGCTGTATGGCAACAAGATTATCAAGAAGATGAAGAAACATGGTTTTGCGCTTGCGGAACTGCAAGACTTGCCAAAGGCTGTTGCCAATCCCATTGCTGTGTTCGATAATTATCAGCGAGAGGGCAACCGCTCTATACTTACAGAACTTCGTTCACAAGGAAAAAATATAATGGTTGCTGTAACTCTTGGCAAAAACGGTGTCGATGTAGATTTCAATATCATTTCTTCCGTATTTGGTAAAGGGAGCAGTAATATTGTGGATTGGATAAACAAGGGGTATCTTACCTATATAGACAAAGAAAAAGCCCTAAATTATCTGTACTTCTCCGAGAGCAGTATCTCGGAAGCCACAGATAATGTAGGGCAAGAAGACTCAACTAATCTGTACCTCTCCGCACCAATTGCGGAAGCCGCAGAAAATTCAGAGCTTTCTTCTGCTGCAAAGATAGTGAAAGATTTTGAGAATCCAAACATTGGTGAAGAAAAATTGCGAGAAGGCTATGGTTCATACACAAATGGTGAGTTGAGTTTTATCAATGACCCAGTTGCAAAGATGCTTGGTAAGAGCAATCGTACCGAGGAAGACCACAAGGCTTTTGCGGAAAGGGAACGCCAGCGCATGATAAGTCGTATAAGTGAGCTTGCTGACAGGTTACATCTTGATAATATTGAAACCGTTACAGATAGTAACACCTTGCAAGGAAAGAAAGCTAAGGCAAAAGGATTCTATTCTAAAAGTAGTGGAAAAATCACCATCGTTATCCCTAATCATGCAAGTGTAGAAGACGTAGAGAAGACTCTGCTACATGAGGCTGTAGCGCATTATGGACTAAGGAAATTGTTCGGCGAACACTTTGAGACGTTCCTTGATAATGTTTATCAGAATGTTGAACCAGAGATAAGACGTATTATAACAAGTCAAGCGGCAAATAACAACTGGGATTTCCGTACAGCAACAGAAGAGTATCTTGCAGGGCTGGCAGAACGAACAGACTTCGAGAGGGTTCATTATGCAATATGGAATAAGATAAAAAGTTTATTCCTAAAGATGTTGCATAGTATCGGTTTTGAGGGCTGGTCAGCTACAGAATTAAGTGACAATGAACTTCGTTATTTGCTATGGCGCAGCTATGAAAATATGAAAGAGCCAGGTAGATATCGCAGCATATTAGGTGAGGCAGAAGACATAGCAAAGCAAAATGAATTAAAGGTTGGAAACTATGATCAGCAGGACACTGATTCTTCTAATGTAGCTGAAAGTAAGACTGAGACAGAGAATACCTTATATCGTCAAGGTTTAAACGGTCAGTCAGCTTATGATATTTACGAGAATGCCGTAAAAGACAGTGGTACGCAGACAATGTTAGGAGCATTGGCACGTACTGTCTTTAGCAAAGATGCTCGCACAAGGTTTAAGAACAAGTTTGCCGAAAGCTATTTCGATTATAGCCGAAGCATTAAGCAATTACAAGACGCTATCGAAGAGAGTTTAGGCGTTAAGTTGGATAGCTATGAGGACGTATGGCGGACGCTTAATGCAAAGGGTAGTGCAGATGCACAAGAAGTAAACCTTGCTATGTTACGTTATATTGCACCATTAGCCGATCATATCGGATATATGATAAAAGGTAAGAGTCTTAATGGAGAGGTCTTAACGGTGGATGATGTAGAAAAGTATATGAATGCCGTTCATGGTATAGAACGTAATAAGCACATGCAAGAAGCAGCCTTTAGAGATAAACTGATAAAGAAGCTAAAGTCAGAAGGCTACAGCAACGATGAAAGCGAAGCAATAGTAGAAGCTGAGTTGGATAACATCCGCAAAGGCAATGGTAGCATGTATATGAACATATACGATAATGTACGCAAGGACTATTCAGGTTTGACCGCTTTGTTTGGCGATGATGTAGAAGATGCAGACAATGTCGATGAGTTGGAAGCGGCAGCATCGCAATACGCTAATGCCTTTGGGAAAGCAGTCGGAATGGACAAGGTATTAGAATTGTGGGATAAAGTTAGAGCCCTCAATAACTTTTCATTACGCAAATCCTATCTAAGTGGTTTGATAAGCAAGGCACAATATGAAGGTGTGAAGCAGATGTATCAATATTATGTTCCACTTCGTGGTTGGCATGAGGGTGCAGCAGGTGATATCTATGAGTACATCTCACGAGGTGAACGTACAGGAATGTTAGAAAGTGCACTAAAGACCGCAAAAGGTCGTAAGAGTCGTGCAGGTGATATATTAGGAACAATGGCAGCTATGGTAAACACAGCCATTGTACAAGGTAACAGAAATCTTGTTGCACAGAAGTTCCTAAACATGGCACTAAACTATGGTGAGAAGAGCGGACTACTTATGGTAGGTAAGCAATGGTATGAAGAGAGTGCTAACGAAGAACTCATCCCCCTATTTCCAAATCTCCATGACGGTATGACCCTACAAGAGCAACAAGACGAAATAGAACGTTTTGAGAAAGATATGGAAGAAAAGCGCAAGGCAGGAAGGGTCAGAGAGTTAAGGCGAGGCTTCAATAAAGAAGTAGGCTTGCGTATGCCGAAGTGGCAAGAGCAAGAACATTGTGTGCGAGTACTGCGCAACGGCAGGGAGCATCAGGTATACGTTCTTGGCAATCCAAGGGCAGCACAAGCTTTTAATGGGTTGCTAAATAAACAAGCAAAATCAGATATATTGAGAGATGGTTGGGCAGCATGGATGCGTGCGAAAGCAACAATGCAAACAAGCCTTAGTCCAGAGTTTGTCTTTAGCAATTTCCAGCGTGACATCCTTACCGCAGGAACGGGAACATATATTAAGTTTGGCCGTAAGGCAGGAGTAGAGTTTGTTAAGAACCTTACAATGCTTAACCCTATGGCAGGAATGAGCGAGGGACGCACAGGCGGTATCTTCACCCTTATTCACCGCTATAATAAAGGTACACTCGACAAGAGCAACGAAGTAGAACGCATGTTTGACGAGTTTGTTCGCAATGGTGGTATGACAGGCGTTAGTGTCATAGAGGGCAAAGACGAATATCAGAAGTCCATCAATAAAGCCGTGAAGCGTATTAAGCAAGGTAAGTTAGATATGGGACGTCAAGCAATTCATGGTTTAGCTGATGCGATAGAATTTATGAATAGCGGTGTAGAGAACTCCACTCGCTTTGCAGCCTACATGGTAAGTCGAAAGGCCTTAGGCAAGAGCGTAACAGAAAGTGTGTTTGACGCTAAGGAAGCCAGCGTGAACTTCAATATGAAAGGTAGCGGAGCTTGGTTAAATCTATGGATGCGTAGAAACATCATGTATGCCAACCCAGCTATTCAGTCATTACGAATGTTAGGTACGTGGTATGAAGCAAGCCCAAAGCGTTTCATGGGGGTGTTATCCACAATCATAGCAACGAGTGTCACCATGGCAATGTTATGGGCAAGCGTTGGTGCAGGCGATGGCGATGACGACAATGATTGGTATAAGCTCAGTGAATGGAATAGATACAACTATCTAAACGTTTGGACAGGTAATGGCTATGCGCATTGGAGTTTACCACAAGAGTTTAGACCGGTATGGGCATTAGGACAAATAGTGTTTGACTGGCAGAGGGGCATGGTAAGTAAAGAGCGAGCTATCAATTCGATGATGACGCAGCTAAATAATCTTAGCCCGATGGCTTTCTTCTCAGGCGGTATGGACAGTAAAGACAGCTATTGGAAGACAGCCATACGTGCATGGACGCCAACTATTGCAGCTGACTTTGCAGACGCTTATGTATGGAATGAAAACTTCTTAGGACAGAAGATAACCAACCAAGAGGACTATAACATAGACTCTCCCGAATTCCAGCGAGCAGGTAAGAATACTCCTCACTGGGCAGTCTCTTTGAGCAAGCAGTGGAACGACGGTACAGGCGGAGCAGAGAATAGAAAGAGTTATTGGGACAGCCCAGCAATCAATCCAAGTGCACTATACTATCTTGCCCAGCAGCAGTTAGGCGGTTTAGGTACGATGGTAACCAAACTCAGTAAGGCATACGAACAATTGGAAGATCCCAATGGAGAGTTAGAAGCTAAGAACATACCGTTCGTATCGAAAGTTTGGGTTTCAACCGAAGACAAGCAATCCAAGAACCGTGTTACAGACGATAAGTTTTGGATGATATACAACGATTGGAAGTTGATTGACAGTGAGATGAAGCACAATAAGTCAGACGTTGAAAAAGGCAAGATGAGTTTAACAGACCTTGCCGAGCGCATGAACGAACTGCAACAGAATGGCGACCATAAGCGATGGGCACGTCTGAGAGGCTACATGAAAGGCTATGACGAATTACGCAGGGCGCGCAATAATGGAGCAGACGTAGAAGAAGCTATGGATGAACTTAAGAAAGATGTTGTAAAAGAAGAAGAGAAAACACTAACGAATAAATAGTTAAACTTATGATAGTGTAGGCATTGTTTATCTTTGCCTACACTATTAAATTGGATTTCAATATGCATACTGTTACAAATAAAAGGGAGAAGCTTATACCGATGAGCCGTATTACTTCAAAAGCGAAAGATGAAGAAATGGATACGGTTGCTTTTCGTGCAAACAATTTTGAGAGGCGTAGGGCTTTTGATGTGCTCATGGAGGCTCAACACTATTGGAATGAAATGGATCAGTTCCGAAAAGATAGACAGAGGAACAAGAGATACACCTACGGAGACCAATGGGACGATAAGATTTGCGTCGATGGCAAAACGATGACAGAGGAAGAATATATCAAGCAGCAAGGTAACGTTCCTCTAAAGAATAATCTTATTCGAAGACTTGTTCGTAATGTACTTGGTGTATATCGTTCGCAATCGAAAGAGCCTACATGTGTAGCACGAGATAGAGATGAGCAGAAACTTGGAGAAACTATGTCTACCATTCTGCAATGTAATATGCAGCTCAACAGAATGAGCGAGGTATATGCACGTACAATGGAAGAATTTCTAATCTCTGGCTTTATTGTACATCGTAAAAGTTACGGCTGGCGTAACGGCAAGGAAGATTGCTGGACGGACTATGTGCAGCCCAACAACTTCTTTATCGATAACAATATGCGAGATTTCAGAGGCTGGGACGTAGGTTGTTTAGGTGAGGTGCACGACGTGAGTTTCGGGCAGCTTTGCGAACAGTTTGCCGAAAGCTCGGAAGATTACCGAAAGCTACGTGATATATACAAGTGGGCGGCACGCAAGGAGTTTCTTGCGAGTTATGCGGAGCGTTTCGGGTATAGTCGGCTCGACAATTACGACTTTCTCTTCACGAGCGAGCCGGGCAGATGTCGTGTTATCGAGGTTTGGCGCAAGGAGCAGAAGCCTCGCTACCGCTGCCACGACTATCAGAACGGAGATATTTACAAGATTGATGTAGAAGACTATCAGAGAGAAGTTGTTGCCATCAACGAACAGCGTATGCAGATGGCAGCATCGGTGGGTATGCCCGAGGAAGAGGTGCCGCTCATCAAGGCAACATGGTTCATGGACGATTACTGGTATTTCTATTATCTTTCGCCTTTCGGAGACATTCTCAAAGAGGGAGAGACGCCTTTCGAACATGGCAGCCACCCTTATGTGTTCAAGGCATATCCGTTCATAGACGGAGAAATACACTCCTTTGTTGCAGACGTCATCGATCAGCAGCGTTACACCAACCGCCTCATCACATTGTACGACTGGATTATGCGTGCCAGTGCAAAGGGTGTATTATTGATGCCTGAAGACAGCTTGCCCGATGGTGTCAGCATGGAAGACATTGCCGAGAGTTGGGCGGAGTTCAACGGCGTTATTGTATTTAAGCCATCTAAGAGCGGACAGTTGCCACATCAGGTGGCTAATAATTCTACGAATATCGGTATTACAGAACTCTTGAATGTGCAATTGAAATTCTTCGAGGATATTTCAGGCGTGAACGGAGCCCTGCAGGGCAAGCCCGGTTATGCGGGAACCAGTGCTGCCAAGTATAACCAAGAGACGCAGAATGCAACGACTTCGCTTCTCGATATGTTGGAGTGCTTTTCTTATTTCGTCATCGACGGCGCTTATAAGGATGTGAAGAACATACAGCAGTTCTATGACGGCAAACGTGTATTCAACATTGCTGGCAAGAGCGGTGCACAGATAGAGTACGACCCTAAGAAGATTAGAGACGTTGAGTTTGATTTGTCTATCACAGAAAGCACTTCTACACCTGCCTATCGTGAAATGGCTAATGATGTATTGATGCAGCTATGGCAAGCTAATGCAATTAGTGTAGAACAGTTGCTTGAACATGGTAGCTTCCCATTTGCTGATGAATTGTTGCAGAGCATACAATCACAGAAAGAGCAAGTGCAGCAGGGGCAGACACCGCAGGGCGTATCTCCAGAGATTATGCAACAGGCGCAGCAGGGAGCAAATATGCAAGCTGTAAACCAATTACACCAAGCAATCGCATCATAACAAATTATAGCATATAATTATGAAACAGAAAACTATTTGTATAGACTTTGATGGTGTCATACATGACTACAGCAAAGGTTGGCAGGGTGAAGATGTGTTTAGCTATATGATAGCCAATGCAGATGCAGGCACCAGTACCCTAAAGAAAAATGGATGGACTATTATCATCTTCACCACAAGGAAGAAGACAAAGAAGTTGGAGAAATGGTTACACGATAATAACATTTCGTATGACTACATCAACGAAAATCCAAAACAGCCAGAACACACAAGTGGTAAAATTATCGCTGATGTGTATCTTGATGATAGAGGCATTTGTTTCAGCGGTAAGTGGGACTCATGGCTTATCAGAGAGATTATTGATTTTGAACCTTGGCAAGAGAGACAAAAACAAGAAATTGAGAGACTTGCATCATGCAGTCATGCCGAGGATGATATTTGGTCAAGAGGAAAAGAAAAAAGGATTGTTTGTTCCAATGGATAGACAAGTATAGTTTAATAAGAAAAAGGCGTAGGATTTATTTCTTGCGCCTTTTTCTTTCTAACCTTTGTTAGTCTTACCTTTTCTGATATTCTCCAATGCCAACGCATCATCTGTGAGTGTAGCAATACCCTCAATGTCTTGCTTATGCTTCTTTGTGCTGTATCTTCCCATCATACCATGCGTAATACTGTCGCTTCTTAAACTCAATGACTAAAGTAGTGAACTCAGCAGAACCATTTCTGTACGGTGTGGCATAGAAGCACTCCCTTTCGAGGTCGGCAACAAAAGCCTTGTTGGTGATGTAGCCCTTATGCTTCAGCTTGCGAAAATTGAACCTATCCATAATCAGGAGTGCTTTTTTATTTCCTGATGATGGCATAACATAGTAACGTTCACCTGTCTTTGCGTGAGCCTCATCAGCTTTCTTTACTGCTTCACGGTAGCGCAGGTAGGCTTTGAACTTCTTAAATACATTCATCGTCTTATGATTTAAAATGAAACTTATATTGTAGCAGCGGAGACCGCTTTTTTCTTCTTTGGCATCATTCGATGTACACGTAGCACGATTGTTGGTATAGGCATTTCGTAGAAGCAGATATGCAGACCAATGGCACGAGTCATTAACAAGTCGTCATGCTTACCTATGATTGCACCAAATGATACACCGTTCTGTTTCTTCTCATATACCAAATACTCATCCAAGCAACGCTCATCACGTTCGATATACAGATGATCGCGCACCACTTTGATAAGGGTCGATATAATCATCGGCTTGGTAGATGCATTTGTATGGAAGCCGTATTTGCGAGGAATACCCTCTCGTATCTCATCTTCCGTCTGCTTGCGTGCATAGAGGTTAGGATAAACGTCTTTAATCTGATTGAGGATGAAGTGAGACAAATCACCATCAACAGAACGCTCCTTGTCGTGCGTTTCAAGCGTGTTGCTCTCGATTACCAACAGGGAGTTGTCATAGAACGCAGCTATCTGTGCAGCTTTCCATGCAAGTATATCCATATCAATATGTCCATACCACTGCGCTACTACTTGCGGTCTACCACCGTCCATCATGAAAAGGCGGTCGATTACCAATATTACAGACCAGTCCGCCTTTTTTGAGCGTCCTCCAATATCAACAATGGTAACATATCTGTTAGTAACAATCTCCTTATCATCAATTTCGGGCATATCCCAAACCCACAGTAAACCTTGTGAGTCTTCTGAGAAGCGCAGGTTTTTTAATGCGTTCTTTCCCTCATCTTCATCTGCATACACATCACCAATTAGCTTAGGAGGTTTACATGAAGCTCGGAAAGTATCAACCTTATATTTATCGAATACACGTTCACCTGAATGAACAAAAGCCTCAACATCATCAGATGGATATTCAGAAGCCATTTGTGCGTGTTCGTTGTACTTCGCACGTTCTTGTACATACCAGTTGATAGCTTCCAATGTTGCACCCTTCTCCCAAAGCCACCAAAGATACCTACCACTTTCCGCACGTGCAGAAGATGGTGTTGCGTTGTTTTTATTTTTCCAAAGCCATATAGCGAAGTCTGCTTTTTCATCATCATTATCAAATGGCAAAGAATACTGTTCAATATCAAACCAAGATACAAACATAGCTTCAAACTGTGAAGTTCCACGCTTTGCTGCATCGTATTCACGTTGGAAGAAGTTTCCTGTACCATTAGCCGTACTCTCATAGACAATCATCGTATAGGGCTTTAACAAAATACCCGAACAGGCAGAACGCACAATATCTTCAGGTTTTTTCCCGTCAGTAGTCTTCCATAGTCCAACCTCGGACAAATGCACAAGGTTGTAATCTCCACCACGACAAGAGTCTGGGCGTTCAGCAGTACCAATCTTTATCTTACAATTACGTTGTGGTACACGATGGATAGAACCTGAATGTCCTACACCTACCAGTTTAGACTCGTTCTCATTGTATGTTTCCCCCAGCTTATAGAGCATAGATATAGGGTAAGCCTTAATCATACGGTCGAACATATCCTTGATTTCATCAGAACCTGCACCTTGATGAGCAATGATAAGAGAATTAAGTCCGACCTTATGAATGAGTTGTAACCATGCCATATACAGCTGTGAAGTTGTTGAACCACCCCACTGGCGAGCCTTTAACAACACTATTCGTATAGGCTTGTTGGCTTTGCGAAGTGTTTCAAGACGTTCTACAAACTTTCTCTGCGGACGTGTCAGGCGGAATAGAACATCTTCTCCACCACCCTTGTTCTTGATGTACACATACATAGCAGCCCAAAATGCAAAATCATACCTACATCGTAGGCGCACGAATTGTTCTATAACTTTCAGACGGTCTTCCTCATTATATGCTACCTCCAGTTCAACCGTTAAGAATTTCTTAATACTTCCACACTTCATCAGTAGCTTAACCAATGGAATGTTGAGCATTTCGACAGGAAGGTATTGTGTCTCTAATGGGAAATCCTCAATGTGTACCTCTACACGTTTCCCAATAGAGCCAATACCACTGATAGGGTCGAACTTCTGATAGACCTCGGCATTGCGCTTGTTGTTTTCCTTTAATATGTTTACTACTTCTTTCTGCATATTGTTATAGGATAGTTAAGTAGTGAAAACACAACCCCACACAAATAACAATACAGATGTAACCACGCATTAGTGTTGGGGAAGAAGAAACCAACAATAAGATAGAACAGCATCCACGACTGATAATACAGCCTTCTGCCGACTTCAAACGAGATAGTACCAAAGAGGAAGAAAACGACTCCTGACAATCCCACTGTAGGTAATGTGGGGAAAGTAAGAACGTGTGATAATGTATTAATAGGAAAAGTTATTGCGACAATATACGCAAGAAATAACCTTGAAAGTTTTATATCGTAGATAAACATAAGACATACGAGACACCAAGCATTAAGTGAGGCATGCACCACACTGGCATGAAAAAAAGGATAGAGTAATCTCCCTACCCACGAGCCTCCTGCATAGATACCAATTGAGTACCAATTAGAGGAACCTATCAAAGAAAGTACAATAACTGCAAATGCTAAAAGCAATGACGTAGCCTTTTCTTTCTTTCTTCGAAACGTCTTTTCTTTTCCTTGCATATCATTACTCCTATACTTTCTGCCGTAAGATAAAACTTCGGAGCAGGTTGTTCTACAACAATCTCACAACATTTCTTTATCGTCCAGTCGGGGTGCTGCTTGTGCATAGCCTTAACTCGTCGGAATATCTCTTGAAACATTTCTCTTTTAGACGGTAACATGTTTTTAAGCAGACTTCCCTTAAACATCGCATACATCATTTTGCTTGCCCATATACTTGACACCCAAAAACGTGGTGCTGGCATATTGGCAATCTGTTTACAGATATAAGCCGTATTGATGTATTCACATGATGAGATATATTCATCATAGATACGCATTATACATTCTATGCGTTCTTCAGAATACTCCATTAAAGAACCTCGCTTCTTCATACACGTTTAATCTACGTTCCAAAGTTACTAATAAAAACAATAATACTTATACCTAAAACTAATAATTTACAATGTATATTTGCAGTAAAACAATCATCAAAATATAAAATTTTAAAAGATTATGGCTGATAGTACAACAGTTAAGAGTAATCGAGACAGGTTTTCTGAAAGGATGAAAAATAAATATCCTGACAGAGAATTTGCCGATGATGAGGCTTTATTTGGTCAAATCAATGAAGATTACGATAATTACGACAAAGACGCAGCAGGTTATCAGGAAAGAGAAAAGGCTTTCTCTGACCTCTTCACCAGCGACCCTCGCAGTGCTGCATTCCTTACCAATTGGCGTAAGGGTGGTAATCCTGCCATTGAATTGGTACGTATGTTTGGAGAAGACTTTGTAGAGGAGCTTCAAGACCCTGCAAAGCAGGAAGAAGTAGCAAAGGCAAGTCAAGAATATGCAGAACGAGTTGCTAAGGAGAAAGACTTTGATGAACAATATCAGAAAAATATCTCCGAAACTTACGATACCATTACAGCTATTCAAGAAGAGAAAGGCTGGAGTGATGAACAGGTAGACCAAATTATGGAGTTCCTTGTAAACATTATGAAAGATGGTATCCTCGGCAAATTTTCACGTGAGAGTATAGAAATGGCATCAAAAGCTATTAACCATGATGCCAACGTCGAAGAAGCTGCACACGAGGGCGAGGTAAGAGGACGAAACGCAAAAATTGACGAGAAGTTGAAAAAGTCCTCACGTAATGATGGTACTGCCAATCTCAATGGAAAGAATGGAGGCGGAAAGGCACAGAAGCCACTTCCAGACCTTGGAGCTATTGGACGGTACGATGGCAATCAAACTATTTGGGAACGAGGAGGTGAGAAACGAAAAGCCTATAACCGATAACAAATATCACTCATATATAAATTTCATAATAAAAAAAGCAATGAAAACATTACGAAAAAGTTCAAGTTTTCTTTATCGCATTATGCTGACGGTGTTGGCATTTGTGATGGGTGCATCAAATGGTGTGCTTATGGCTGATGCCTCTGCACTTCCCGATGCAGGAAAGACCAGCGCAGGAGCTGAGGGAGATGGAAGTAAACAGACCACCGCAGGTATTGCTACCGAAACACAGGGGCGCACAGACGGTGATGGCAACTTCTACATGAGCGATGTAGACCAGCGCATCGTTAAAATTCGACCAATGGCTACTCCTGTAGACCAGATTAGCCGTTATGCCAAGTCGAGCAATACTAATTCGTTTGAGGTTAAGTATTACAGTGTCGGCACGCGTGAAATCAAGTGTACCACAAGTGCAAAGGTAACCGCCATGACAAGCGGTGCAAGTACTTCGCTCCCTGTCAGCGATACCAACATGTTTACACTCGATGACACCATCCGAGTGGTAGGCGTAAAGGGTGTTACCGACCCGAATACCGGTAAGGCTTACAGCGGAAGCAATATTCCGGACCTTGTGTTGTGTGTATGCGGCAAGGACAGCTCAACCAACGTTCCTACCGTCTATGCGGTAAACGGTGCCATGGATACATCGAGCAAGCAGCCTATCCTTGTTCCTGAAATCCCGAGCGGTACTACCCTTGTAAGAATGGGTAAAGCCTGTGGCGAATTAGATGTGCAGACGGGCCGTTTCAACAACATTCCGATGCCCGAGATGCAGTATTGCCAGAACTTCATGATACAGGTGGAGCAGTCCACTTTCGACAAGATTGCCGCAAAGGAAGTGAACTGGAATTTCTCCGACTTGGAGGAGGACGGTATTTACGACATGCGTCTGGCCATGGAGAATACTTATCTGTTCGGTGTGAAGAACGTTATCAAGCACGTTGCCAAAGAGGGTATGAACACTTGGTTTACCGGCGGTATTTGGTGGATGGCAGGAAAAGATATCGAAGTGGGTACATGGAACACCACAAAACACTGCGCAGAAATTACCGATGATAACCTTGTAGACATCACTAAGGATTTGTTTGTTGGTACGGGTATCGGTAACAAGCGTAAGATTTTGCTCTGCGGTTCCGACATGCTTTCGGCTTTCTCTAAGATTAAGAGCGAAAAGTTCCGTCTGAAAGATACTGTAGAGGTGTGGAACTTGAAATTCAAGTCGTGGGATACCGACTTCGGCGAGGTGCTTACCATTCATCATGAGTTATTCGATGTGAACGGTATGAGCGACTGCGGCTTTGCCATGGATCCGGAATATCTGTCGAAGAAAGTCCATGTATCATGGGCACGTAACGTACTCGACTTGCAAAAGGCAGGTATTCGCAGAACCGATGCTGTTGTCATTCAGGAGGTAAGTTGTCTGTATCTGCGCTATGCAAAGGCACACGCACGTATGAAACTTGCTCACGCATAAGGTACTACATTATCAGTATAACAAAAAATAAGGGGTGGGATATTTACAAAACATCCCACCCCTTTAAAATTCACAGGAAGATGAAAAAACATTATAGTTCAGACTCGCATATCAGCATCAATGTTGTTCTGAAAAACGGCAATAGCATGCATATTGCCTTTGTTGCACTATCGAATGGCGGCAGTGTCTATTCTACGGATAATGAAGACGTGCAAGAAGCATTGGAGCGCCATTATAGATTCGGCAGCCTGTTCAATCTCGACAGAACAGAAGAAGATGAAGAGGATAACCCTACTAAAGTTGTAGCTATCGACGAGGGCAAGGATAATGACAACGAAGCGACCAATCTTGATGAAAGCGGTACACGTAAGGTAAAAGTAAGCGACATCGGCGAAGCCAAAGACTATCTTGCAGATACGTTCGGCGTAAGCCGTACATCGCTCAGAAGTCAGAAAGCCATCTTGGAAGCTGCCAAGGCTAATAATATCGAGTTCGAGGGTTTATAACCGATAAGAAATGAAAGTATATCGTCTTGACGAAATAGCAAGAGATGTTCGCATCGCCATCGACCAAAACATGCAGAGTAATGTTTTAGAGGGCTTTGGCGATGTAGATACTCTTTCCCTAAATGACATCATCAGGTCAAAGATCGTCGATGCCGTGAAACGTATCCACAGTAGCGCCCCGTCATATCTGCTCGATGGAGGCTATAATTTCGGCGACGCCATCTACTGGAAAGAGCTTGAAAGCGGCTGGGTGTTACTCCCGGAAGATTTTATGCGTCTCGTGGTGTTTCAGATGGACGACTGGGAGCGTGCAGTGTATCATGCTATCAGTGAGGACGATGCCGAATACAAAAAGCAAAGTAGCCGTTTTAAGGGCATACGTGGAACACCTCAGAGACCTGTATGTGCAATCGCTATTCGCCCAGAGGGTAGAGCTTTGGAATTTTATTCTTGTAAGAGTGAGGATGCTATGGTAAGTAGGGCTGTCTATCTTCCTTATCCTGTAATAGATGAAGATGATGGTATCGAGATTTGCGAACGCTGTTACCAAGCTGTAGTTTACACTATAGCATCATTAGTATTAACAACTTATGGCAATGCTGATTTAAGCAAGGCGTTGTCAGATTTAGCAAAATCAACATTAATATGAGTTCAGTGAAAACAACACAATTAGATGGCGACGTATCCGTTGGTCGCAATACTTCTATAGGAGGAAATATTACTATACAAGGTGGCGGACGTGTTAAAGGCACTCTTGTAATAGATGGCTGGCTTGATGCAAAGAATATCAAAGGTTCTAACAAGGGAATCTTTACTACTGTAGAGAAACTGCGTGAAGCATACCCACGTCCACATGACGGATGGTGGGCAATTGTTGGTAAATCATTGCCAAGCCCTATCTATGTAGGAGACGGTGGCGCATGGGTAGCAACAGGCGAAAGCGGTGGCAATCCAACGTTTGATGATTCAAACGGTGCTTTGCAGCAAGCTATTAACGATGCAAAGAACAAAGCGAACGAAGCCAAGAAGACTATCGAGGATATGGTAAGCAGCTTGCCTATTGCGCAGGAGGCAGGCGATAGTCCGACAAAGGTGATGTCACAAGCTGCTGTGACAGAGTATGTAAAAAACAGCAAAAAGAAGAAAACATATACGAAAGTTAAAGAATTACTGACAAACAAAGAGGAAGTATTTGACGTTAGTCTGACTCAAGGTAGTAAGATTCGTTTAACAGTCAGAGGCTCCAATAGTGTTAATCTCGGAATAATATATTCCGACTCGGCAAGACAAACGATTGTCAATGGGAGAATCACAGACCCATCTGTATATGAGTTTGTCTTGGAAAAGGATATGTTACAAATATCTCTGTGGACTGGGTCTCAGACATCCATAACGGTAGAAAAAGAAGTAATGTCTCCGCTCTTATCAGAAGAAGATATTGCGCAAACACTATCTGATACTTCAAGTAATAAGGCTTTAGGGGCAAATTTAGGTGAGGTGTTAGTAGAGCAGCGTATAGAATGGACAAATGTTAGCCGTGAAGAGATACGCAATATGATTCACTCTGGACTACGACTTCAAGATAATTCTGGTGCTATCGTATCAGACGCTCTCACAGATATTATTGTGATACCTGTGAAGAGAGGAGAGAAGATTGTCATAGAAAAGCCTTATCTATGGAATAGCAGTAAAAACAAATACGGTGCTTCTTTTTTCAAAAACAGTGTCACTGAAGGTGTTTTTGCTTCAAAAACCATCTCTACTCCACAGACGTTTTTCGAAAAAAAATCTGTTGAATTAGATGTACCAAACTATGCTAATTTCCTTGTATTTAATGTGACACGTAGAGGTGCAACAAAATTTGACCTGTCTCAATCGTTAGAAATAAAAAGACTTGTTGGAAGTAAGAGTTTTGTCAATGGAAAACCGTTTAGTGACACAATTCTTAACTCTCAACAGATAGATGTACTTAGAGATAAGGCATTGAGATTGAATGAAGCAGCTACATTGTCATTACAACTAGAGCGTAAGAATATCTTTATTAAAGGTGTTCTGCTAGAAACATGGGATATTCCGCTGACATTAGCGAATTATAAAGTATTTATAGACGCTATGCAATCAGCAAAATTAAACTTCCTTATTTATGATAACAATATAAGGTGGTCTGATAACACGGTTAATGTTGATAAAAAAACTTACGAGTTAGTTAAATATGAACATGGACTGACCGAAGACGAGCTTGTAGAATTATCTTCCTATGCACACGATAGAGGAGTAGAATTATGTCTTCGTGGTTTTGGACCTGGACATATCGATGACGGATATACAAAAAAATATCCAGAGATAGTTTGGAGTGCAGGAAATCTGGATATATCCTCTGAAACAGGTCGCAATTTTGGGCTTGCAGTCTTAAAGAAGTATTGCGAATTAGCCCAGAGGTGTGGTCTTCGATACCATCATATATCTGCTGATGAATGGGGCGGGCAGACAGGATTCACGGATGCACAGGAAAACGGAACATGGGGCTACGCAGATTACATCAACATGGAAGCTGAACTTTGTACTACGTATGGTTTAATTCCTATGGTTTGGAACGACCCAATATGTCGTAATGATAGGGTTCTTCCCCGAATTAACAAGAATATATCTGTCTGCTGTTACAACGATAAGAATATGAATAGAGGCGTCGCTGGCATAGATACATTACAACGTGAAGGGTATAATTTCTTAATTAATTCAAGTACAGAGATATATTACAATCTTGGCGGTGTCCCGAGAGTCTCGGAGATAGGAATGAGAGCATTTGATATTCATAGGTTCTATGGAAATCAAATAATGAAGAAGATGCCGCAAGGTACACTGTGGTGTATCTGGCCATTCAACACAACTGGTTATACAGCTGAATCTGCGCTCGGGGAATTACTTCCACTATTAGCAATATATGGTGAGGTCGTCAATAAGCAGTTGAAGGCGTGCAATGTTATAGAAGCAAACGCTATTAATGTTTCCTCTGACAGGGCAAAACAAGGCATGATAAGTTACGTCGATATAAATATCCCAGAGGGCTTTACATTTGGAAATCTCATCAGTGGAAATATTGATAAACATCAAGAACTACAGGTATATTCTGTTACGAACTTGACATGCGAGGTAGATTGCGAGGGGCGGTGGAGCAGTGGCAGTGTAAGACTGTGGTTTGCAAACACCTCTGCAACAGATGTAGATATACATGTTGGAATTAAAGTAATACTCAATTTCTGCTAATTGATGAAGAAAGTAATTAAATGGCTTAAAGAAAGTAACAGGTATAAACACCTTATTGGTGGTGTACTTATCGGTGCTGGTGCTAATAGCTTATATTGCGCAGCGTATGCTGGTATAGGCGTTGCGACAGCATTAGAACTGAAAGATAAGATGTGGGGCGGAAAGGCAGACATCGTTGATTGGGGGCTGACAGTCGGGGGTGTAGCTATAGGCTTCGGAGTAAGAACATTGGTAAGACTTCTATAATATGGCAATGGATAAAGGCATAAGAAACGCAATGATAGGTGTTATTGGCTCAATCATTGTAGCTGTTGCAGGCTCATGGGTGCAGCTCAATCAACGCATATCAATACTCGAGGTGCAAGTTATGAACGACCACCAGTTATTCGTAGGCTCTCAAGAGGATATGAAAGAAATAAAGTCGATGCTTGGTGAGATAAACATTAAAGTATCGCACCTTAATGACATCAAGGCAGACCGACCAAATATGGATAGTCATATAACACAGAAAGGAGGCGAATAATGAAAGCATCATTTAAGAGTATTATAAGCAGGTGGAGAGCAACAACACCGAAGTTCTTTAAGAATATTGTTGTATTGGGTTCAGGTGTCAGTATTGTTGCTGTAGCCATTCATACCGCTATGACAGCAGCAGCGGCTACACCTCCAGAATGGTGGATAAAGATTTATCCATATCTTGTAGGGGCAGCAGCAGGCATGGCTGCTGTGGCAAAATTAACAAGGGAGAAGTAATATGAGAAATATTAAATACATTGCGGTTCACTGCACCGCAAGCCACCAGTCTATGACGATTGAGGGATTAAAGCAGGAATTCAGACGCAAGGGGTGGGTTAATCCTGGCTACCATTACGTGGTGTTGCCAGACGGCAAGATTACCCAGCTGCTTGACGAGGAGAAAGTAAGCAATGGTGTTAAGGGATTTAACTCGGTGTCGATTAATGTTGCATATATCGGCGGTATAGATGTCAATGGCAAGCCAATTGATAACCGTACGGACGCACAGAAGGCAAGTCTACGTTCCCTACTGAAGATGTTACATAAGAAATATCCGAACGCCATCATTCAAGGGCATAGGGACTTTTCTCCAGATCTTAACAGAAATGGCAAGATAGAACCTTTCGAGTATATTAAGGCATGTCCATGTTTCAACGCAAAAGAAGAGTATTCAGACATTCAAAATAGTTAGTGTATGAAAAAGAAGAGTAAATTAACAAGCGTATTAGTGACTGTAGGAGTATTGTTTGTTGGCGTGATTTCTCTTGCTTACATTTTCCTACGACACTACAAGTTGCCTCCACCGAAGATGAACGAGGTTACAGATACTATCCATTATCGAGACATAATACCGTACTATTTGCCAGTACCAAAAGACAGTACCGTGTTAAGGTTTGATACTGTATCACTCCCAGTTAGTGACAGAAATACAAATTCTGCTGAAAATTATATGCTAAAAAATACATCTTTAGGCGGAAATTATATAATGCCATCTGATAGTTGTGTTAAGAATACTCCTGACAGTGCTAAGGTGGTGATACCAATAACACAAAAGATGTATGAGGATAGCACGTACAAAGTTTGGGTGAGTGGCTACAATCCAAAGGTAGATAGCATCTTTGTATACCAAAAGACTAATGTTATCAATCATTATTTCAAAAGCAAAGAAAAACGTTGGGGATTAGGAGTGCAATTAGGCTATGGTATCAGCAAGAACAGCCTACAACCGTATATCGGTATAGGCGTAAACTACAACATATTAAGATGGTGATATGAAAAGAATAAGTTTTCAAATAGCTAAGAGCGAAGTGTATAACGAGGTTGCAAAGACAACCTCTTATACTGGTGCTAAGATGGAAAATGACGAAGACGCTTACGACCGCATCTTCACAACCGATGAAGACAAAGCAATGCTTGAACGCTTCTGGAATGAGAGTAAGAATATGATTGCTGGTAGTCTAAAGAAACTACTAAGCTCAGAGCGTGAAGAGAATGATGAGTACATATTAGAACTTGAGGTTTCCAATTCCTTTGATGACAACCTCAAGGAAAGTATGCAGCGTAGTATGTTCAGCTTCTTTGTTATGAATATAACAAGCAAGTGGTATATATTCACAAATAAGAATGAAGCAGAAAGTTATGCAACATCAGCGGCTACGGATATGGAAGATGTTATGCGTAAAGCTTATTACAAAAAGAAACCAGTACGTCCAACATACGATTAATAACATTAAAAATAAACTATATGGCAGAAAACAAGAAAGACCTAACGGTCACCGAAGAAGTTAGAGAGCTTATATATGATGTTCAAAACAAAGCTTATCTGACAGGACAAGCAAGAGAAGCAGAAGGAAAGAAACCGTATCAGGCTGCATCTAATATGCAAGCAAGTGATGATGATGAGAACAGTTATCAGATACGACGTTCCCTTGCAAATGCTTTCTCTTCCCTCAAGAGTCTTTTAGGGGAATATCTCTACGAAGATAGAAGTACGAGTAACAATCGTATGATTAGCGAAATTGATAATAATGGGCAATTGACTTTAGCTTTTAAGTTACCTTCAAATTACAATAACGCTTCTTCGGATAGTCTTGGTAATGGTATACATTCTTATTTAGTTGATATGACACTTGCCGATTGGTTTGCTATTACTAACAAAGAAGATGCAGAGGTGTATGCAGGGCATTCAACAGTTAGCCTTGAGAATGTAAAACGTGCGCTATATAAGCGGAGTCGACCAACACGCCCAACTTATTAAGTAAAGATGCTTATGACTTGTTGTAAACAATCAGAATCAGAACAGCAAAAAAAGGTTGTAACGCTGACTTTCAAACGCAAAGAATTGTTATATGATGCCAGTAACTATTCTTTTGTTGAGGCTGATATTATGCCACAAGATACAGAACACGCCAAACATCAAGTGTTTGACATAGTTCAAGATGGCAATATAGATCGTGTTACTCGCATTCTTAACTTAGGTCATGCAGAATGCGTGGAGTTACTATATCCATACGCAAAAGAAGAATTACCCGATACAGAAGAAGTGCTTGATGATATTTTGAAGGAACCAGATACATACACTATTAAACTTATGCTCCCTTACAACTTTTCAATGACTACGGTTAAGATGTTGGAAGAGTACATACATGAGTTTCTTGTGTGTAGTGTCCTGTCAGATTGGTTGAGCATAACATTTCCACAAAGTGCAGAGCGTTGGGAAAATAAATTAAGAGATACAAAAATAAAGATACGCACTTCTCTTATGTCGAGAATGGGTAAAGTCAGGAGGAAGTTAAAACCATGGTAATAATCAAGGGCAGCGCTACATCACGTAGAACTGCCCTTTTATTAAAAATCAATCTTAACCTATAAACTAAAAACCTAAACTATCTCGGCTGATTGGTAAATCGCGGTGTGAATTGCACCGAGCAACCAGTAATACCTTCATCTTTTGAAAGCTCTGTAAGCAAGACAATGCGCAGATACTTATAAGGTGTTCCTCTGAACCCACGCAGATAATGGTCAATAGAAGACCACACTGGCACCCAGTTGTATAAATCATTGGAAGCATACAGAATTGACTTGATGTGTCCTGAACGAAATACACCACGTTGAATGATAGTATCAACAGACTTATGAATATCGTAGGCATCAAGTTTGATAGGGCGTGAGATAACAATGTTCTTATAGACATCTTCACCATCATCAGATAAGTTCACGAGGCTACCACTATCAAGCACTGCAAGCGCATCAGGATAAGAGTTTACATTGTCTGCAATGTTTGACTGCATCATTCCCCATTGCTTTGATTTCAACGACCACACATAAGCATAGTTGCATCTTAACTTTTGGGTTTCTGCATCTTTGCTATCATTATACACAATGATACGTTGATGTTCGTAATCGTATATCATACGGCAATCCTTGACAAATTCCATAAAAGGAAGTGTCTTCAACGTGTCTTGCTCCAGTGCTGCATGAGATAGTATCTTGTCTATCTTTGGTAATGCTGTAACAGATACAGCGTTGTCACCTTTGAGAACATCAGAGATACATATCGTTTGAGAGCCTTGCAACATCATTATTCCTCTGTCTGTAGCAAACAATACCGCAGAGTCGATTTGGGTGAGAGACTTTGCATCAAGACACACATCACGAGTAATGGGTTGTCGTGCTGTATATGTCCCAGTCTTTGATACTTCCAAAGCCCAAACCCCTTCTGTTGTAAACGCATATAATGGGAACTGTCCGAACTGACCTTCACTAAGAGCCTTAACCGCTGAACAAATTCCTATAATATTACCAGTACCAACAGTATTGATACCTAATAATGGATAATAGAAAGGATTGTTTATCTCCGATGTGTAAATTTTGTTTGGAATATCTATTGTACGTTCTTTTTCGTTAGATACAGTAGGAATAGAAGAAGCGTACTTCGTTATTTCTCCCCATCCTCCGAAATAGAAAGAACCATTTAGGAAAGCATGTTGTTCTAACGGTACTTCGTAGAATTGTCCAAAATAGTCGTAAGATACCAAAACAGCCTTATAAGCATTCACATTTGGGTAATATATAAATAATGTGGGAGAACCATATCCTAATACCCCTGCAACACCATGAACAACAATATCCTTTCCATCTTGCTTAATATAGATATAAGCTGATAGCACGATTGTTTTATCAAGCATAGTAGAAGAAGTATCGCTCCAGTATTTTACATTTCCATTTGTGAAAGGCAACATAGAGGCAACATTAAAGCCCTCAAACAACCTTTTCTTTATATTGGCAAGGTTTACACGTGAGTTATAGCTGAACGCATACTTCGGGATTAACTTATCATGACTGTCATAATCATCAGTCATCACCTCTCTATTGACTAAAGACTGCAAATAGTCTTCTTCTATATTGAGAAGCGTGCGTGTTGTAGTAAGCTGCTCTATCTTGATACTTTCGAGGAAGTAGAAGTTAGAACAGTTGCGAATATTTTCCTTTATTGTAGAAGAATCTTTACGTGGTAATCCAAGCACACCACCAGGACGCATATTGAGGTTATCCTTATCAAATGTCATTTGATAGAGGTAACCCATATCTTTCTTTTGATAGCGTGCTGGATATGTAGTTGTGTCGGCAGCTTGATTGATATGTTTACAAATAGAATACCCCCAAGCCTCATCACCGTACTCGTCATAGTTATAGAATTTATCGCACTCTCCGTTTTGGTCGTAAGTATAAATAGGTTTAGACACAAATATGTCTACTGACTTAACTATATCTGACCAGTTCTTAAGCAAATTCAATTCGCTTTCATTGATAACAGCATAGTCGAGTTTATGTAACATACCTATGACACGAACATCAGCCCTGTTCAAACCATTCTTACCATACAGATGCCGCCACATGACAACAGGAGCACAGCTTGTAGAACATACCATGAGGACTGGTGCAGAGTGCCTGATGAGACTTCCATCGTACAAGCGATAGGCATAACGAACAAGAAACGGGTAGATAAACTTTCCTTTGTTGGTGGACCTGTCGGCAATGAACTTGTTTACCTTTGCCAATACCTGCGATGTTATTTTCTTTTTGTTTTCATCGGTAAACTCATTGTAGCTAACATAACTACTTCCACCTTCCTTTGTCTTTGTTTCCCAGCTAAGGTTATCAAACTCAAGAGTAAACTCATCAGTACGCTGCATCTCACCTTGCAAGCCAAACGATATAGGCAATTCAGGAATATCATTACCAAGGAATAGATACCCTGTTTGTTCTCCTTTCCATAGGAAGTATAACATACCAATATCGGTAAGAGCTATAAGCGTATTACCAACACCAACAACTTGATGCAATTCTTTTGTGTCTAAAGCATACAAATCTGCGAACTCCTTACCATTAGAAGTCCATACCAGCTTTTTACTTTCGGTATCATGTATGATATAATGCTTGTACGTTGAAGACTTATGTATATAGACGATACGCATATTTACCTGTAACTCCATGACCGTCTTTGGAGGTAACACAGGCTTCAGCGCACCGTCTTCAGACACAAGATTAAGCAAAAAAGCAGCATCACCATCAGGACACAAGTTATCTGATGGGACGGTTGTAAGTCCGTTATACTTAATTTCCTTTATCATATTACTTGCTTGGTTTATCTATTTGGTAAAATAGCTTTCCATTTGTTTCTTTTACCGACACAGACAGTTTGTAGCTGTGTTCAGCAGACAGTCCGTAGTCGTAAAGAATACGCCCAACAGATGGATTGAGCGTTTCAAAGCCGATACATTTATACTTACCGTTGTACTGAATGTCGCATAGCTGTGTCGGTTTGTCTATATCAGGATTGACCATGAAGCCAAACGAGCCTGTACCAGACACACGGAATACAAACACTGTTGCTTTTTCAGCCACACCCGAATTGTTACGAATGTGGCTGAAAAGATGCTTTGATAATGTAACAGAGTTGTCGGCAGGGTCAAGTATCACGAATAAACGTAATGACCTATACCAATTCTGTATTTTATTGAAGATTGTTACCATAACGCAAATATATTATACATAACCGACAACTTCGGTTTATCTCTTAATACTCTTTACGAGAACGAAAAGAGACTGTTTCAATGAATAGGAATGAGAGCGTTGTTTGCAAGTCTGCTCTATGCTTGTCGGCTTCCTCCTTGCTTTTGAAGATGTAAGAACAGAGTTCTGTTTTGTCAGTTCCCTTTGTTGCTACAATGTTGGCATAATACTTGCGCCCGAACAGGAACGCAATTACTTCTTTTAATACTGTTGTTTGCATAATTTATAAGTTTATATTGTTAAACATTTATTGAGTAAACCTGCATCTTTACAGAGTTGCATAGCTTCAAAAAAATAAAAGGGTGCATTGCTGATGGCATGTTTGCCGCTGGTACCAGTGCGCCACATTTCGGCTTGCCAGTCTTCTATTGTCATGGTAGTTGATATATTGTACTTTTCAAGTACCTTATTTATTTCTACACAACGTTCGTAATCCTCTCTCTCTTGTAGGACATTACGAACGCAGATGAGGATAAAGCCTCCATAAGTGAGTAATATTTTCTCGAAAACATCCATACCTCAGTATCTAAATTTAGTAAAGTGAATAACCGCCATAGGCTTTGACAGGTCGTAATCTCTGAACCACTCTTGCCAATCTTCTTTAGATAGCCCGTCATTGTTGGCTAATATTTCACGGTCAATATACTTGCCGTCAATACCAAAGAACCTTAATGACGAAACACCGTCTTTATCCTTATAAAATTGAAGTTTCTGTATGCCTATACCGTTATCGACTGTCAAACGGGCTATTTCAACCTGCTTACTGCGATATGGCTTGCCTTGCCACTGCCGGACGGATAACACGGCTCTTCCTGCCTGTATGTCGCTGATACGCTTTCCCCACAGAGGATAGTTTGCACGGATTGTGTGCAATTTGGGAAATAGAAAAGTTCGCATGCAACCTGTGCAGTTGGAGATATGCTCACATGATAAATCCTGCGTCTCATTACAATCAGGGCAACTCTGCCCCAAAGTAAATTTATCCTTAAAACCAGTAGGTGTACCAGCTCTACTATGTGTCTTTGGAAAAAATTCCGAAAGCATCAGTACATAAATTTTCTTTTTTTCCATATACATTTTTATTTTAATATTGCTTCTAACATCTGTTTTGCTTCTCTCGTTGTGATAGTAACTCCATTGGAAGCAGCCCTGAGTCTATTAACTATATCGGATATATTACCAATGATATACGTCGGGGTAATTCTTTCGGACAAACTTAATAACCTGCGGCGGATCGATGGTGGTAAGGTTCATGTGCGCTTCGAATTTCACTCCTGCCATTTTGGCGAGGTGATAAAGAACCTGGCTATCCTTGCCACCGCTGAATGCAAGCCAAAATCCATTTCGCTCATTGAGAGAGCAAGACGTTCGGCTTTCCACATGACATTGATGGAGTAGTCAATCTTGTGTCGTAACTGCCTGCTGATTTTCATTTTACATTAACATATAATTTAATACTTAAAACTTCCGTCCTTTTGATATTGCTCATCGACTTTAATCAAATCGCCTTTATCGTTATAAGTATGCCTCCAACTTGAAATGCCATTATCCCACAACTTCTGCGCAACACCAACTCTCATAAGATGTTCTCCTTTAGAATTGATAATAAGATTGCATGGATTATATTGTGATACGAATAAAGGAGCAATCGTTACAAGAGTGCACATATACATTAGTTGTCCGTCGGGATAATACTCTTTTACATCTTCGATTTTGGTAAAATATGGATTATTATTCAGTTTCATTTTCATTCATTGCCCCCTTTCAGAAGCTCGGGGTTGTCGTGGATATTGCCTATCACCTCGAAGATGAAGATAGGACTACTGCGCTTCATGTCGCCGAACAGAACGGCAAGAAACATATCATTGTGATGCAGCCAATCGCCTTTGGTGCTGATGCAGAACGAGCCTTCCTCCCATGTCACAGGCGAGGTGTACGACTGTCGCAGGTCGCCTTTTATTTCGTCGAGAGTAAACAGGTCAAAGCGGTCGGGGGCATCGTTGAACTCCCTCATAAGGATGTTCTCATACTCGCTGACCCGTATGATATCCCCCTCGTAGATTTCCTTTCCGTTGCAATCGTGTAAGCCTGTGAACTGCCCGATAGTTTCCTTTTTAACTTGACGAGTTGTCATATCATATTCTGCGATGAAGGACGTGCCATTATAATAACGATGGAAATATCCATATATCCACTCGCCATTATCTAATCGCTTTCCCCTAAACTTATACTCCCGTGTCATAATTACTTCATTTTAAGTTCTTCAATCAACATATCAGCTACCTCTACACAGTTATGAATATACGAAGCCATACTCATACCATGCATTGGTGTAGAGAATGAATAAGCCACTATGTCTTTTGCAATTTCATACCGTCTTTGCTCCCAGTCGATTGTTGGAATAGCAAGTACTGGTTTGTTTGTATTCCCATATCTTTTGAACCTTGTTTCCTCTGCGACACATTTTTTGCATCTATGCTTGTATGATTTAGAGAACTCTGATAGTGGCTTTTCCTCCCCACACACTTCACACATTTTTATTTTTTCTGACATAACGATTTCTCTTAGGTTTTCCCACCGCCCTAAGACGGTGGGAATGTTGGTTATTCTTCTGAACTAATCTCGATAGCAGTTTGCGTATCCTCTTGTTCTTTCTTCTTCTTTGCTTTAGCCTCATCCTCCTGCTGCTGTTCGTTCAAGGCTGCTGCAACATCAGCTGGTTTTGCACCTTTGAATGGGTCTTTGTCCACAATCTCAACGCCAGTAACGAAATAATCTGAACCGCCTCTGTTATCAAACCAGTTCTTGCCGAATGTCTTGTGATAACTAATTTTGACCTTGTAGCCTTTTTCCTGTGCCAGTTCGACAAGTTTAATAAGACTATCTTGGTCTGTCCTGTCATTGTCGAAAGCGAAGTAAAGAGGCTCTGACGTTTTGATATATCCATTTTGGGTAACATACAAGATGCCGTCCCACGACTCCCACACAAGTCCTTTCTTTGTAAACTCCGATACAGTGCCGACCTTTGCACCTGTAGAATAGTTCTCTGTGCATGATGCTAAAGAGAGAACCATAACCAATAATAATAAAAACTTTTTCATATCATTTATGTATTTAATTAGTCGTTTTAATTTCTTCATTCACTTTGAACCTTCTGGAATTTCGAGTTCATCTTGCTTTCCACCTCCTACACAGTAGTCGGCATAAAGCTCGATGAACTGTTTGCCTGCGTATTCTGCGAGTTCACGAGTTCTGAAGGCAAGCCGAGAACCGCCATACGAGTACGCATACGATGATGCGTGACCCGAGCACGCAAAGACGAGACCGCCACTCGCATTCGCATAGCTGAGCGAGCGACCAACCACACGGCACTTATCTTCTTCTGATAGTTCCTCCCATTCCTTTTTGGTGTAGAAGTAGAACCAAGGGAAGTATCTGTATTCATCCTCTGTAAATTGAGGCTCCCAACCCTCATTTAGAGCTGCAACAACAATACGTAACTTTAAGTATGCTGCCAAATCGCTACCATCTTTTGCAATACCTGCAAGGCGTGCTTTCTCATATTCAAGACATAGAGGATGATTGCTTCCAAGTTCCTGATAGGCATCATCGAAGTTCTTGATACGGTCGGTAATGTTCTTTGCCTTAAAGAAAAGGTCATACCCTGAATGATTATCGTGTGATTTATCAATACCATCTGCATCTACATAAATAACACTCTCTAAGCCATTGTCTTCTGTGACAAGAGCCAACAATGGGGTTTCTTTTCTCTTTAGGTCTGTTACAACAATACGTGCTACAAGCCCACTACGTGTTACCACTGGAGTTTCTTCGTTCGATACGAATTCGCTAAGATTAAATTGTTTCTGTTTCATAATTGTTTATTTTGAAATTGCTGATTGTTGTTGTGTTACTGGCTGAAAGTGTACGCACTCTCCAGTCTCTTCTTTGTATTTTACATCTATCCACCATAACCGTGCATCAGGAGGGTCAGGAAGATACCTGTTACACTGCTTGCGCATCTTGCAAGCTACGCCTGAACAATAGGCGTAATCATTTTTAATTTTGTTGTTCATAAGTTTTTAGTTTCTAAAGGATTTTTCGTTTCCAAAGTTTATAATATGCGCCATTTCTCTTAATCTATCTGCAAAGCGTTCGTCATAATAACCTGAGATTTCGTTAGCTGAGAGGTTTGATGTAGAGATTGTGCAGAACTGCTCTTGATATCGATACATCATGATATCTGTAACAGCTGTAATGATATCCCCGTAGTTCATACTCTCACGTGGTTCTGCTCCAAGATCATCAATACATAATACTTCTACATTTCGCAAGAACTTGTATTCTTCCACAGCTTGAATATTTTCCTTTGTAGGGTTATTATAAGCCTTTGCAAGTAACACTAACTCTTTTGCTGTGACGATTCTAAAGCCCGTGTAAGGTAGTTCGTGCATTTTGTTTTCAGGTGTATCTGTACTGTCAGAGTGAACATAAGCATATAAAGCTTTAAGTGCATACACCATGGTTGTTTTCCCATTACCTTTGTTGCCAGACAAGAATAAGCCGAACTTACTATCGTTTGACACCATCCATTTTGAGATATCCCATATATGCTGTTTGTATTCAGCAGTTGCATTGAACGTCCTCATACGTGCAGTAACCTCGGCCCTGCATGATGCATATAACATTGTATAAACTTGCACAGCTGTGTAAGGTAGTCTAAAACGTCTCGGAATACGTTTTCTTTGTATCAGCTTTGAGTATATTTCCTCTACGTCCAGCTTTACTGTTGGTTCTATCTTTATCATTGCTTATTATTCTTAACCAAGAATTAAAATGTCTTTTTGCATCAGAGAGGTCTTCATGTCTCATTTTCCCATCAGCTATACATTGTAATTTGAATTCATCAAGCTTTGCTCTTATTTCTTTTGCCGTCATGTGATGCAGTGCTTGTAGGTTATCAACCCAAACCTCAGCTGACTTTAATTCGTTTATCTCATCGTCAAGGGTGAGTGCTTCTAAGACAGGCTCCTTGTTAATGATGTTTACTTTGTTTATATGAGTTGATACTTCTTCAGTATTTTTTTCAAGGCAACAAAAATCACTGACACTGGCACCACGCTTACAAGTTCTATTAATATTCATATACCTTTCTTGAATGCCTTTGGAGGTAAGAATACTATTGGTTTCAAAAAGAATTTTATTGAATAGTCCAACAGTCAGGCAGCAATTAATAACCTCTTGTATATACTGCTCATCGTAACCAGACAACTCTGAGATAACAAATGGCAGCTCTTCATCCCACTTTGTGTAATACCCATCGCGGTAGATGATACAGAGTAGGAGAGTATACACCGTTATAGCCTTACCACCTTGATAGCGGATTAACTTTCTTATCTTGATGTCTTGAAAGAAATCAATATCGAAAGGGAAATATTCAAGACCTTGTTTTATAGCACGCCCCATATTATAAATAATACTTTAAGTAGTTATCGACTTCATTAATAAAGTCTTCAAGTGAGTGACAAACCACGTATTTATATTCTCCTTTATCCGTTACGATTCGCTCCCATTCCTTTTGTGAAGCACTTTGTCTTCCTGAAGCAGTCTTCATTTCAATAAGTAATGCGCCATAGAAACGATTAGGAGCAAGGAGTATTAAATCAGCAACTCCAGCGACAACACCTTCTTCTTTTAGCTTAGCAGCAGTGCGTGCATCACGCTTCCCACCATTCGGCACTGCAAATAATCTACCTTTTAAGCTTTGGTGTTTGAGGTTGAACCACCGCACACAAGAACATTGTATGCGGTGTTCCTCATCAGAAGGACGCTTGCGCTTTGTAGCTACTTGCGCAGCTACTAATTCTTCAAGTGTCATTAGTACTTACTCCTCTATGATAACAATTTCAGGTGCTATCTCTTTTATAGAAGCGACTTGCTCGTCTATAACTTTATCTCTCAGTTCCTCTAAGGTCTCCTTTGCACCAGGAGATAGAAGAACAAACTGTACCTGTCTGCCATCTACCTGCGCAAATGTTTCCACTTCAATGGAGTCTGCCGAGAAACCTTTGAAGATAGGTAACTTCACTGTAAACTTTTCAGGGAGGTTGCTGTTTACTACTTGTGAAAAGTTATCCGTATGACTACCATTCTCCTGTAACTGCTTATCTAATTTGTTGTTAATGGTAGCAGTGAAGTTCATCAGTGTTGCCACTAACTTCATATTCTCACTTCTGTCAGCGAAGAATGAACGGTTCATTTTACAGAACATTCCCAACTCGTTAGGTGTCCAAACCTTATTGCTATTGATACCAAAAGCTTCAAAAGCTGGATGTACTTGCAGTTTGCCTCCAATAGTCCCACACTTGTATGCATCAGACTCGTTAATGACGAGCGTAATACTTACCTGCTCTCGATTAACAATAATGTGAGCATTGTCAATATTGATAAGTTCTACACGCTTTTCAAGAAAACGAGCAACACTATCAATGTTGCCATAAAGATTAACAGGGATTGGAGCTTTCTCTGGAAGCTTTTCAGGAGCTTTCCCTTCACGAATAACTAACTCTTTGATACCATTCTCCAAATTGATTTGAAATTTTTGTTCTTCCATTTTTCTTAATATTAAAAGAATTATACTAATTTGCTTATGCTTCAGTACCAGTCTTTGCTGGTGTATCGTTACCAGCCGTTGGCATCGTATGGAACAATGTTGGTTGCAACTCATCTGCCGTAGATGGACGTTCTTCGACAAGATCGCCATCAGAGTTGTAATAAGCAGTTCGTCTTGTGTCTCTGTCTACAAAGGCGTAACACTGCTCTTTCACCATTTCTGCTTTTTGCTTAATGTTATCGACCATTTCTTTTCTGTCTTCCTTAAGCGGTTTGAGCATTTCCTTATAATGTTCCTTTGCTGCCTTCAACTCCTCTTCAATGTCTTGAATTTTAATTGAGAGATTTGCAAGGTTCTCTTTATGTTGCTGCAATTCTTCTGAAGAGTAAGACTTCATGTAGAATTTCTCCTCAACCTTATCGCAGTTGTCTTTTAAGAACCTCATGCGTTCAGCAGGGTTCTTGTACTCTTTTCCTAATTCGCTTTGCATAGTGATGAGTCTTTATTTGTTTGTGGGTTCTTAAAACTATTGATTCATTTGTTTCTTAAGTTCTATACTGAGCTTAAGCCTTGCAGTGTTAACAGCTGGAATAGGTACCTGCTTACCACGTAGGTAAGACATCCTTTCCTTTGTTTTAACTACCTTAATGGTTGCAAAACCACGAAGTGAAACACTTTCACCCTTAACGAGTGACTTCTTAATAGACTTAAAAATAGCATCATAAGCTTTTATAGCTTGTGAGCGTGTGAGGTTAGTTGTTGAAACAACCTCTGAAATGATTTCGTTCTTTGTCATTGTTTTTAATTATTAATATGGTGTTTTGTTGAAATCTATTTCCATTCCTTTATGTGCAGCAATTACATTCTTACCAGTCGCAGCCTTTATCCCTGTCACAAATTCAGACTCATTGCTATTAGCATCAGAAAGATGAATAAGAATAATGTTATTCACTTGTGATAGGTCGTTAGCTTGCAAAGTCTCTAAACACGTGTTATAACTCATGTGTGATTTGATGGTTCTTTCACGACGTACTGGAGAGATTTTTCCTGCATCTGTGTTATGGTCAAGAATATTTAAATCATAGTTACATTCTATCAGTACATTGTTTAGACCAGGGAACTTGTATTTAAGATAATATGTATCTGTTGCAAATAAGACAGTCCCACATTCCTCGTGTCTGATAAGATAACCAAAAGGCTCTTCTGCATCATGTTGTACATCGAAAGGTATAATGTCAAATCCGCCTAAGCTGAATCGAGAACCTGCCTCACACATTAAAGGTAAGAAACTGGCATAATCACTTGGGATAGTTCTGTGCATTGTTCCTTCTGACATTCTCACAGGTATCCTTGCTTCGAGGTATTGCAAAACATACTTTGCGTGATCTCCGTGTTCATGAGTGATGCAACACCCAACAATAGTAGATATGTTAAAGTTTAAAGCTTTCTTTATCTCTTGTAACTTAATGCCAGCTTCAAGTATTAGTACCTCCCCAGTCTTTTCAGACTGGAGGAGGTAGCAGTTACCTTTGGAAGATGAACCTAAAATGTACAGTTTCATAACTTAGTAGGCAGGAGCTTGCTCAAACGAAGGAGAAGATGCAGAAGTTATTTCGCCAGTGTCTTTATCAACTTTTGGCTCTGGCTCTTCGAAAGCAATTGATTTTTTGTTGGCAAGGGTTGCTTTTTCGTGCTCTACAATCTCTACAGCATCAGCTTCCTGCATTTCGTCTGATACATATAATCCAGAGAGCGTATTAGGGAAAGCTTCTCTCAAAGCTTGCACCTCTGCAACCTTGCGAATCATGGTTGCTGGCATCTGCTTCCATGTTGATTGTTTTTTATCGTACTCCTGCAGAGATACTGTCTGTCTGTATGGACGACGGTTCTTGCGGTAAACATCGCACCAACCTCCGACAAGTGTTAAGTCCTGCGGAAAGAAAGTACCAACGAGGTTCTGCACTACACCCTCTTTGTTTACAACGATTACACCAGACTCTATTCCCTCAAAATCAGCACAGCGGTCGGCACGTTTCATAAATGCCTCCTTTGACACAATCATCTGTGATGGAGCATCACCATATTTGACGAGGTAAGCCTCACGCAAGAAAGGGTTTAGCTGGTTAACTTGGCAAAGTGTAATGAATTGCGCCATATCACTATCGGACACTTTCATACCCTTGCATATAGTATCCATAAGGATACGCTTGTTGATTTTTACATCGTTGCCGTCAATACCCTTGATTGTTGCAACCATTTTGTCAACGATGCTTGCCTGCTGAGCAGGTGCTACTTGCTGCGTTGCAGCTACTTTCTGAATTTCACTCATGATTTAATATTTTATTTGATTACTAATTGTTTGTCTTGTGTTACCTGTAATAATATCATTTGAGACTGAATGCCCATATAGTGATTTACACTCTCTGCACCATCGATGAATACAGGCGCATAAATATTGTAGAACTGACATAAGGTGTTGATTATGTCAAGACCTGCGTTTACTTGTCCAGCAGTGTTAGTAACACCGTATGGAGTTCCGTTCACAATTGGAATGCAAACTTCAAACTCGTTTCCTTCTTGCGTATAATCAAACAACTGGAATCTGACAGACTTAAACATAGCATTAATGCGCTGTTCGCAGTCTTCTATTCTCTTCTTAATGAAGAGAACAGCCGTGTGCTCTCGCTTCTCAAGTTCCGCAACCTGCTGTGCTAATTCACGTCCTCTGTTTTCAAGAGCTGCTATTTCATTCATAGCCTTATCGATGGTAGAACGATGACTCATACGTGTTTTAAGTTTCGTAAGAGAATCGTATAACGTATCTCGTTCTTTCTCTATTTGAACAACAGGGTCCTCTCCTGATTCAGAATTGGCTTTATTCAAAAGGTCTCTCAACTCTTTTACCTTTAAATCAAGGTTTTTCATTTCGTTTGTTGGGAGTCCTAATGAGGTAGGAGCCTGTACAAGAGGATGGGTGTCAAGCTGCTGATATAGCTCTGATATATTCTGCTCTATACTTTTAATAGTTATTGCAATCTTCTCATCAGATATAATAGTAGACAACTCTTCTGTTAATAGATTACGTTGTTCAACAAGCGACTTACCTTCTTCGTTGTTTGCACGGAGCTGTTCTGCCTTATTCTGAGCAAAGATATTGTGAGCCTCCGCAATCTTATCTTCTGGAAGACGCTGACCGCAACAAGAACAAGTGTTCGAGCCACTATATTCTGAAGCATTAATTGCTCTCCACTTCTCACGCAGGCTGTTTAATCTGACTTCTATGTCAGTTACCTGCTGTTCAAGATGCGTACGACGTGTTTCTGCCTGCTTGCGTTCAATAGAAGCTTGTGTTAGACGTTCGTGAGCCTCCTTAATCTTTCGTTCTATCTGTCTACGCTCTTCATTTGCAGTGTCAGCCTCCTTTCGCATACGACTAAGCTCGTCTTGTTCCAACTGTATGCGTTGCATCTCCAAGTCGTGAATCTCTTTTGCAGTCTGTTTGTCTTTCTCCAGTTCAGCCTCGTTTCGCTTCTCGATGTTTGTAACCTGTTCCGTGAGTGCAGCAAGCTCTTTTTCTGCCTCGTCAATAGCTTGTTGCAAAGCATCCCAATCCTCAACTTCTGGCATCATCTTTTGTGTCTGGTCAATGCGAGGTTGTATTTCTGATAACTCAGTCTTCAAGCGTTTTTTTGTAGACGATATCTCTTTACGGAAGTCTGACAAACTCTTTCCATTAAGTTCATCGAGTAGCTTCTTAAACTCCTCGTCGTCAGTAGCTATTTCCTCGTCTGACTTTACACCAGCTATCTGCAACAACTGTTCACGCTGAAGCTGCCACTTCATCTTCTCTGTGAAATAACGAGGATTAGTAATCATCTTGAATACCGTTTCGTCGATGATATTTTCTGACACGCGTGTTTTAAACTCGCTTACCTTAATAGGTACACCATTCCAGATGCACTCCGTGACATTACCTGAGAACACCTCTTCTACTTGCCCACGTGGCTTAACCCACTGCTCTTTGTATTCACGCTTGAGTGTTAATTCCTCTCCATCAACAATCAAGATAGCCTCTACAGAGCACTCGCAGCGATGAAGAACGTTGTGCTGCTCGTCATAAGAGCGGAGTTCAAAATCCTTTCTGTCTTGAGAATCCTTACCAAAGAGCAACCAACAGAAAGCATCGAAGTGTCGAGATTTCCCAAGTCCATTATCTCCACAAATACTTGTAGGAGTATCAAGGTTGAACCTTGTGGTTCTCTCTTTTTCTCCCCTCCAGTTTCGGAGGGTGATTTCTTTAATTTTAATTTGTCTCATAGTTTATTGTTAGAATGATTTTATTTATTGTTATAAATCTCTTCTCTCCAGTTTGGGTTATTCTTGACATACTGCAGAATAAAATTCATTCTTTTTTTTAACCTGGATAACCCTGCGTCTTCTTCTGTTTGTTTCATATGTTTATTTCTTGAAGAATTCGGAAAACTTCTTTCCTCCGTATTCATTTTCTGTAAGAGTAATCATTTCCTGCACGGTATACTTCTCTTTATGTGGTTTTGGAAGTCTATTCTCTATGAAATCTCTTGTACCAGCTGCGCACGCTCCTGTGATTGTCCTATATGCAGCAATAGCCTCTTCATAAGTAATCGTGTCATTTAAGGACATGTTCCTGTATACCGAGGTGTCTCGGTCGTTGATTTTAAAGATAAGGTCAGCACGTGCTTCTTGGAGTGTACGACCGTGTGCCCAGTGATTCTCGCTATCTGTGACAAGATATAGTTGTTCGCTACTGTTAAGTTTGTGAACTCGATATACATTCCCATGATGTGAGTCAACAGCTGTAAACATATCATCAACCTTAATATAGTTGCTATCATTCCATTCCCAGAAGATAGGCATATTTGAAACTCTACTTATAGCAGCTATTGCTTTAGAAGAAAGTTTCTTGTTAACTTTGACCTCTCCTGTAATGCCTGTGCCTCTTAGGTCAAGATAGCCACCTACCGTTAGATTATCGGGTAGTGCTGTAATTCCTGTGCCTCTTAGGTAAAGAGAGCCACCTACCGTTAGATTGTCGGGTAGTGCTGTAATGCCTGTGCCTCTTAGGTCAAGATAGCCACCTACCGTTAGATTATCGGGTAGTGCTGTAATTCCTGTGCCTCTTAGGTAAAGAGAGCCACCTACCGTTAGATTGTCGGGTAGTGCTGTAATGCCTGTGCCTCTTAGGTCAAGATAGCCACCTACCGTTAGATTATCGGGTAGTGCTGTAATTCCTGTGCCTCTTAGGTAAAGAGAGCCACCTACCGTTAGATTGTCGGGTAGTGCTGTAATTCCTGTGCCTCTTAGGTCAAGAGAGCCACCTACCGTTAGATTATCGGGTAGTGCTGTAATTCCTGTGCCTCTTAGGTCAAGAGAGCCACCTACCGTTAGATTGTCGGGTAGTGCTGTAATTCCTGTGCCTCTTAGGTCAAGAGAGCCACCTACCGTTAGATTGTCGGGTAGTGCTGTAATTCCTGTGCCTCTTAGGTAAAGAGAGCCACCTACCGTTAGATTATCGGGTAGTGCTGTAATTCCTGTGCCTCTTAGGTAAAGAGAGCCACCTACCGTTAGATTGTCGGGTAGTGCTGTAATGCCTGTGCCTCTTAGGTCGAGAGAGTCACCATAAAAAGGCTTACCGTCTTTAACGACGATGTTAACTCCCGTCTCTTTTCTAAACTTTTCAATTTCTTGTTTCATAGTTGAATTTATTTGTTTCTATAAATAGTCCTGTTCTGTTCGTTGGAGTTCTCTCAATCTACGTGTAGAGTACTCTCTCTTGCCAGGGCGCACGTATGGGTGAATCAACCCATTTTTACGCCACCTATCAACATTACCACGACCGAATATTTTATAAGCTTGTCGTTGGCTTATCATCTCAGGCTCGTTTTTATCATTCTGCAGAAATGATGTTATACGAGCCGCAAGGTCATTCATAAATGTATCGTAGGTAACGACCTTGTCAGAGAATACTATTTGCATCATAGTTTATCTTTTAAGTGTTGTTTACTTCGTTTACGTTTGTCTTATCTGCTGATGCCCGCCTACGCCCAGCTATTAACCAAACTATAGGTAGCAAAACTCTTGATTTCCACAATCCATACACCCAGTTTTTAACCAAATGCACAGCGCAGAAAGAGCGCATGACGCACGTTACGACGTAATAACTTTCTTAATCTTCGTCAACAACCTTCATCAGACTATCGATTTTCTTGTTCTTATTCCAATACTTAATTAATCGAAAAGAAACATAGCCGAAGGCTGCACCTATTATTTTACTAATGAAGAAAGTCATTAGATCTTCGCTGTCAGAAAGTAGCAAGAAGATAGTAACCATTCCTAATAAAGATAACACGTGGAATCGCCAGTTTAGGTAGATTGATTTGTTCATAATTTCTTGTTTATACAGATTGGTAAATTTGCGTACTCAACATACGCCTTATACAACTTACAGTATCGTCCGTTGATGCTGTTATAGGCATCGGTGCAGCTTTTACATTGATTAGGCATTGTCTATTCCGCTTAGAAACTTATTCACAAAATAAACCTGCCCTTTACCAGTAACTTTTACCGTCTTGTTAATGATAGCAGAGCCGTCTGGCTTCTGAATGACTGTCTTTTTAATTTCAAACAAACCCAATTCCATTGAGTATTGAGTAGGCTCGTTGAAGCATTCGCCAGTCTTCTTGCATAGGTATCCATTACTACGAAGCCACTTGAATAGCCTGCGTTGTCCAGTATCCACTCCATTCTGCTTGATGAGCTTTGCAAGCTCACCTACTAAAATAGAGTCAGAACTTGCCGTAACAGCATCAGCAAAGATAACTTGTGGACGAGTTTCTTGGATTTTCTTTTCAGCTACTAAACGCTTTTGCTTCTCGTTTTTTAGCTCTGTTGCTAACTGAATGAGAAAGTCTGGGTTCTGAATAGCCTTCTGGAGAGCATCATCCGTCATGTACGCACCATGCTTGCGGATAGTTGGCAGAACCTCGCTTGTTATCCACTTGCGGAATTGTCTTGCTTCTGTCTTGCGACTGTCAAGAATGACATCATACAAGCCATCTTCGTTTACGAACAAGGCTTGCTGCTCTCTTCCGAGTTTGTCTGTTATGGGGTGGTTTGAAACAACCTCATCTCCAAGTCGCTGATTAACAAACTTTGCCGTTAACCCTAACGCCTTGCATACATCTGTAAGACAGAACTGCGGATTTGCTTCTGTACCAGCAACACGGATGTTGCCAAAAGCAGGGTTGTTGAATACTTGAATTGACTGCATACGTCAGAACTGCTTAATGAAACCTAATTCTTTTGCCTTTTGGCGAACCAAGTTCTGTACGTCAGAGTCGCACTTCCAGTGCATAGCGTTATAGATAGTAGGCTCGCTAACATCGAGAATCTTTGCAAGTTTTCTTTTGCAACCCTTTTTTAATTTAATAGGTTTTCTATTTGCCATTATCGTTTTTATTGTTTATATTTGCAGACTAACTATTAAATATCATAAAGATATTGCTTAGTTATCTAAACTATTACGGTGCAAAGATAAATCAAAATGATTTACCATGCAAATAAAAATTAGCCAAATTGATTTATTTAACATAAATTATATATGTGCCTATGAATGATATTGGAAACAAACTTAAAGAATACTTTGATAATAAGGGTATTACCCAATCAGAGATAGCAGAAAAGTTAGGTGTTTCAAAAGCTTATGTAAATGCACTTTTTACGGGCAAAAGAGCATTTGGCAAGAAACAAGCAGAGGCGTGGGTAAACCTATTCGGTTTATCTGCATCGTGGCTTTTAACAGGCGAAGGCGAAATGCTTGTACAAAAGAAAGAGGAGTCCTTGTCAGTTCCAAAGACAAGTTACACCACTGGTCGTCCTTACTACAATGTAGACTTTATCGGTGGGTTTGATTTGGTTTTCAACGACCAGACCATTTTGCCCGAATACAATATCGACTTTGCACCGTATAATCAGGATGGCGTTTTCTGGTGTAACATTACTGGTCATTCAATGGAACCCAAAGTATCACATGGAGATATAATTGCTCTTAAAGAGGTTTCAGATTGGCAGTCGTATCTAACGATGGGTGAAATTTATGCTATCGTAACAACTAACGAATTGCGTACAGTGAAGATAATTCGCAAGGGTACTTCTGATGACGTGTTTCGTCTCATACCTATTAACATTGCTAATTTTGACGAGCAGGAAATCTCTAAGTCTATGATACTAAGAGTTTTTGAAGTACTTGGATGTATGAAAAGAATATAAACAAAAAATATTATGAGTAATGAACAAACAGCAAATCTATTCATATATCTGTGAGATAGAAGCAGATTTGAAAGACTTAATACAGAATAATCGCTTTTCTGAGCTTATTATCTGTGAAATTATAAATGAGGCAATAATACAGATACACGAAATAGGTAATAGCTCTATGTCTGACGAGGAAACGGCAAAGGGGGTAGTCGCTCGAAATATAGAATCTTTTTACAAACCTAAACATCTTCTAAAAGTCGAGGACAAATACTGGAACTGGGACGAACGTCTACAATATGGATTTAGGGGACGTATCATGGCAACTCCTGATAATCTCATGAGATTCAGGATGGCTGTTGATACTACACGCAAGGAGGTAAAAGAAGAAGTGAATGCTATGCTCCATGCTGTTAGAAACGCTTCTTTTAACCCTAAAACAAAATGTAGGAAAAGCAAATGTGTATCTGTTTCTACAGCTTGGAGATTGGTAATCTTGGTTTGTTTTTTTATTTATGCTTTTTTATATGCTTATCAGCATCGATATATGAGAATGCAAGGTGCTGCAGTTATGGATACATGGAAAGGAACTTTACTAGTTCCAGATAATCTTGGTAAATATGTTCCATTGGAGCAATAATAGCAAGACAACGAATTTGAACTTGTCTATTTCAAAGATAACTTCAATCTGGGATAAAGTGTAATCGAAATTAAGTGATGTTGGTAAAGAGAATACTTTTGTTATTTATAGCTTCTATGTGCTTTTTGCTTTCCTTCTCACAAGTCCATATGACGGCACAAGAGAAAAGTAATTATAAAAAGCAATGGATTGATATGTGTCGCACCATAAATCAGCAATGTCCTATACGTGTTGATGAAGTTACCGAGTTACGCTCGATGGTGTTCTATGATTGGACTGTAACAACTAATTATGTTACGAATATAGACTGGAGTCTTTTCGAAGAGACTGAAAAAAAAGAGATAATGTATAACATGAAGATTAATATGAAGGCACAGCTGAAACAACTATATGCAAAAGGTAAATACAGCTTTGGAATGAAGAATTTTTCAGAAGTATGTAAGTTGTTAGGTCTGAAATTCCGATTCAACTATATTGATGAAGATGGAAGATTAATAGGAGTAGTGACTTTGGATTATAAAGATTTTAGGTAGAATTAACTTAAGAGTAATATGAACAGTCAATTTATTAAGTCTGTATTTATCGCATTTATGTTGTCTACAACTTTATGTGGCATAAGTGCACCAGCAAAAAAAGCCGTAAAAGGAACTACACAAATTGTTTATGTATGTACAGGTCCGAAAGCCAGTACTTATCACAGAACTGCAAAATGTAGCGGTCTTAACAGATGCTCGCGTGAAGTTGTGGGCATTGATATAAACAAAGCTAAATCAATGGGTAGGCGAGCATGTAAAAAGTGTTATTAAAAATATGAATCAATGGAACTAAAGGATTTTATCAAACAAGTTTTGTCTGATATTGCAGGAGGAATTACGGAGGCGCAGATGGAGAATGAAACAACTGCGTGGATTGTTCCTACACACATTATAGGTAGTAATGTTGAGAAAGTTTATACAACAGAAGGTTATGTTCCCGTACGCAATATAGACTTTGATGTGGCAGTCACCTCAGAGACCAATACTAAAAGTTCGGATGGTATGACAGGTGGTATCAAGGTAGTAGAGTTGTTCCATATTGGTGGAAAATCACAAGAGGAAAGTTCTGCTATACAACAGAATGTATCAAGGGTCAAGTTCTCTATCCCGATGATGCTTCCAAGTACCTCAAAGAAACTCGAATGAAATATGATAGGCAAAGAACTTGAAAAGCTAAAGTTTAAATTGAGCCGTTTTAAGCCTTTAAATATCTTCTTATGATAATGGCATCATCTTTTGTGTTTGAAGCCGTCAGAACGAAAACAAACAGCCAAATAAGCGATTTTATTTCGTTAGCTACATCGCGCAATAATCAAACTAAACAAGATGAATAAAATAACAAAAAACAATAGAAAACATGGTTTACTTACACAAACCGTCTAACTGCATTATTTTAAGCAATATTTTTCTGCGGCACAAGCAGCGGTGGAAGACATGTAGTAATTTGCTAAAATCCAATATATTAGGCGGTATACCACGTGTTTACGTAGGTGTCCCGCCTAATTTTTTATAA